CCAGTTTTGCGATGCGCTTGATTTCTTGAAAAGAATCCACCTCGGCCTAAACCCGGTATAAACGAACGGCCCATCCGAGCTGCCGTTGCCGGTGTAGTTGCCAAAAGAAGAGTACCCGACTACTGGGCTGAATACATACGCCACATAAGTGCGACCAGAAGCATTGATGCTGTTGTCATTGCCAACTGAAAACACTGTGGATGTGGGAGAAGTATCATTCCAAGCGCCGGAATACGTTCCAGCCGCTGCTGTTGATTCAAGCGCTAAATACTGAGTAGCGCCCAGGCTTCTGTGATAGACCAACCATCCAGCAGCGTTGCTTCTGCATTTGACCAGAATCAGACTTGGCGCCACACCTAAACCATGTCCCACCGTCGCACCACTTGTGCCATTCCCCGTATAAGTAACAATCGAAAACCCCGCCGTCGTGTTGGCTCTTACCTGCGACCCACCAGTGATGGAGCCTTGTGTGTTCGTGACTGAGGCAGCGTTGGGATCACCAATTCCTTTCCAGCACCAGGCGACGTAAGCATCACCGGCAGAACTGTTTGTATCTCTATCTGTATCCAGCAAAGTAAATCCAGTGCTGGTAAAGCTGTTCAGGTTATACCCAACATCATTGGTTTCTGCGCTTGTGGCGTTTGTAAAGATACGCCTATAAGCGCCGCGCACCTGATCAAACACACTGTGCCAACGTGCTTGGCCACGGTTTTTAATCCAGACAAGATCTGGGCTGAACCCGCCCGGCATTGTGATTGTTTTAGTGCCCGATGAACCGTTGTAAGTCACCACATCAAAAACCGTCGAAGGCTTTGTGACTAATGGGGCGGGCAGGTTTGTAGTGCAGAGCGCCTTGAAACCGCTGGGGGCGGTGTAGGCAAACTGGCGTTGGCCGAAGTTGCAAGTGAAACTAAATCCATTGATGTGTAGCCAAGGAAACCAAGTTTTTGCAGGTAACGACGAAAAAGAAAATGTTGCAGAGCCATTCCTGTAAAATTGCAGCGTGTTGGCATCAACATTTAAAGCTAGACCAACAACGTCCCCCGACCCGTAAACTGTGTAACCAGACGCACCTTGACTGCTACCGTTGATGTATTTATTATTGTCAGCGCCCCAGTTGTAGTTTGTTGCGGTACCAAATGCGGCCAAAGTATTTTCAAGGTCGCAAATGCCTATGCCAGCGCCAGCACCAGTTGAATTAACCGTAACCTCCCAATACCATTTACCGCTCGACATACCAAAAGTTCCTCGCACCTGAGTGCTTGTACTTGTAATGTCAAGATTTCCGTTGCTAAACGTTTTTGTGCCGACAGTGTAGTCAACGGAATTCAACGTGCAATAATTTCCCCTCACCTCACCACCCGCACCCGTATCCGTCTGCGCCCCATTAGTGGGAACGTCTACGAGGCTGTCGTTGCCAGCACCAGCGGTGACGGATAAATTATTCGGGGTGAAGTTGTTCCCGTTGGGACTAGTGTCCTTCCCTAGTGTGGTCGCGGTGTTGCTGCTGTTATCCGCAAAATCAAGGTGGAAGCCGTTGGTGCCGTAGCTGCCGGTGTATGCCTTGGGGTTCCACACGCCGGTGGTGGCGTCAAACTCGCCGAAGCTGGTGGGGTCGAGCGCTTGGCCGTCGATGAAGTAGATGTCGGCTAGGTAGCCGTCGAAATAGCTGACATTGGCGTCACCAGTACGCCCTATCGCATGAACCCTCGCCGCGTTCCAATAGCTGGCAAAACTTGGAGACGGGTTCGTCGAGATACTAAATGCAGTTACCTCTGAGCCGTTAACGTAAAACTTGAATCTATTTGATGCTGTACCATTTGTAGAGTCAAAAACAATTAAAAAATGGTACCAAGCAGAGGTGTCTCGAAATACCTGCGTTGTTGTTTTTTGCCAATTAATGGTTGGGTTGTTGTAGTCGTAAAAACTTATTGCGTCACTAGAAAATTCACAGTAAAAGCCTTGAGTATTAGAACTGTTCGAAGTAGAAAATACTCGCTGAGTAGTTCCCAACGTGCTGCGTTTTATCCATGTGGAGATAGTCCAAGTGGTTTGACTTCCAGCAGATGCGGGGGTGCGGGACAAATAAGCCGAGTCTGCTGAGTTAAATCTGAGACTTCTTCGTATTTCGTGTTGATATTTACCAAATGCAAATAAAGGATGAACTCCACCTGGAATTGTCATATTAAATTACTCCACTTGTATTTGCAAGACTGACAAGAATATTTGCAGGAATACTTGTAAGATTTCTAACTGAATAGGCAAGAGCATTGACTGAATTAGAAGCAATTCCAATGGATGGTGCAACACCACCAACAAATCGCCAGAAACTTCCAAATCCAATTGAACGTCCACCAGTAGAGTCCTGTACAATATAGATAACACCACTTTGTCCAGTTGTCATTCCTGTTGGATTTCCTAAAATATAATTTCCATCAATTGTAAATGTAAAATTATTAGCAGTTGCAAATCCTAAAGTTATGGTAGATGCTGTACCAACTGCAACAATATTACTTGCAGAACTTCCGTTTACATAAAAACTTGTTAATCCAACGTTTGTTGTTCCAATGGAAACATTTGATGAAGTATAGATACCTGTTGCACCTGAAATCCATTGACTGCTTCCTCCTCCACCACCACCAGCGATACTGATATTAACTGTTGTTCCATTGACTGCAAAAGTATTACCCGCACCAATAAAATTAAGTTGAGTGATACCAGCACCAATTACAGTTCCTGCAGACTGAATACCAATTGCTGTTACAAAGTTCGTGCTTACACCTGTAAGATTTGCACCAGAACCACTGAAACTGGTGGCAGTGACTACACCAGATACATTAAGACTTGTAGCAGTTGCAGCACCTAATACAGGAGTTACAAGTGTTGGTGAAATAGCAAATACATTAGCACCAGAACCAGTTTCGTCAGTTAATGCTGTTGCTAAGTTAGCAGAACTAAAAGAACCTAATGATGTTGTTGTATTAACTGATGTGATCGCACCAGTTAGATTGGGAATATTAGTTGTTGTGGTTGCAGTACCAGTTACATTACCACTAAAAGATGTTGCAGTTACAATACCTGCAAAACTTGCACCAGTACTTACATTTCCAACTAGTTGTGCTTTTGTAACAGACATTTTATTGTTTTTTAGTTATTTATGTATTATTTTAGTATAGTCTCAAACTTGTTGAACCAACACCTACAACAGTGAATGTTAAAGTGTTTCCGGACACTGCAATTTTAACCGGATTCGTGACTCCAATACCACTTGTAAATCCGTTTTGTGATGTTGTAACTCCGCTTATAAGAGTGTCACCAACAACGTGAAGTTTTGATGTTGGATTTGTGGTTCCAATGCCAAGATTTCCTAAAACATAACCACTTCCAGATATGTTGAGAACATCAACAACAGCATAGTTAAAAGGTGCAGCATCTACCCACTGGGAATTAATTCCATTGTCATAGTAAACAAAAATTCTAGCATAATCTGCATTATACCATAAATCTCCAGAAGTTGGACCTACCGGAGCTTCCGTTCCGACACTTACTTGAGAACCACCAGAATCACTAACAATATTAAAAGGTGCAGCATCTACCCATTGAGAACTATCTCCATCATTATAATAAATAAAAGTTCTTCCAAGATTTGTATTATACCAAAGATTTCCTGAAGATGGTGATGCTGGTGATTCTGTTCCGATACTTACTTGAGAACCACCGGAAATACTAATATCAATTTTATTATTAGTTACAAAAAATGTATTTCCAGTACCAATAAAATTGAGTGCCGTAATAATACCAGTGGTTACAAGATTTCCACCAGAGTAAATACCAATTCCTCTAACACCACCAAGTGCAGTTACGATACCAGATGCATTAATACCTGATGCGTTGATTGTAACTCCAGAACCAACAACAACACTTGTAGCAGTTGCACTTCCTAATACAGGAGTTACAAGTGTAGGACTTGTGGCAAATACAGCAGAACCAGAACCAGTCTCATCAGTTAATGCTGTTGCTAATTGTGCCGATGTAAAGGAACCTAATGATGTTGTGGTGTTATTAGATGTAATAGCACCAGTTAGATTTGGAATATTAGTCGTTGAGGTTGCTGTACCAGTTAATGCTCCAACAAAACTTGATGCTGTGATAATTCCAGAAACCCTTACATCACCAATTACGTGAAGTTTTGATGTTGGATTTGTGGTTCCAATACCAACATTTCTAGTTTCATCAGCAACTGATATTACGGATGCAAGTTGTGATAATTCTCTGGTATTTGCCATTAACTATGTTTTTCCTATGTCTTATTTATGAAAAAAGGAGGAAGATTTCTCTTCCTCCTCTAAATTTAATTTGGACTCAAATTATTTTTTGAGTTCTTCAATTTCTGCCTGAAGAGCAGCAATTTGAGCACCTTGCTCCTTCACTGCTTCAATCAGAACTCCAATCAGACCATTATAGTTCACGGTCTTGTGAGTATCACCAGTTTGAACCAGTTGTGGTAAGTGCTCTTCAATTTGTTGAGCAATCACACCAATTGTTTCTTTTCCAGTTTCCTTCCAAGAGAAGTGAACACCCTCAAGTTTAGAAACGAGTTCGGATGCACTCTCAACCTGTCTGATATTTTCTTTAAGGTTGATATCAGATGTTGCGTTGAAGTCTGTTGCCGTACAAACTCCAGATAGACTTAATGAAGTTCCCGTTGCAACACCTAATACTGGTGTTACTAGAGTTGGACTTGTAGCAAATACAAGTGCTCCAGAACCAGTTTCGTCACTGATAACACCAGCAAGTTCGCTTGAAGTGGTTGCTGAGAATGCACTTAACTTATTGCTTGTATATGCAACAGTACCACCTGCACCAAAAGCAACCGAAGAAGCATCAGTACCAGTGAATGTTAATGTATTTGATGCAGTTAAAGTTTTGCCGTCAGCAATCGTTAAAGTTGCAGATGTTGCTGGGGCAGTAATTGTAACTTTGTTAATGGTAGTTGCATTAGCAGTACCAAGAGTACTAATACCACTATAATTTACGTTTGTACCACCAAGATTGGTAATAGTTCCATTGGTATAAGTTAATGTTGTTCCACTTAATGTAGTTGCTGTAGTAACTCCAGTAGCATTAATATTAGTAGCACTCAATGAAGAAACTGTTGATACTCCAGAAGAGTTAATGTTACCTTGTACACCACCATTAGCAACAATAGCACCAGTAACCGTAAGAGATCCTAGTGTTCCAACAGAAGTGAGTGAAGAATTAACAATACCGGAACCTAATGTTGTAGAAGTAAGAACATCAGTTCCATTAATCTTGTATGACTTTCCAGTCAAAAGATTCATATGTTCTGATGAAGTCCAAGAATCGGTAGCATCTACCCAATTGAATGTCTTATTTCCCTGTCCAGATTCAACCGTAATACCACCACCATCAGCAGCAGCATCATTAGCAGCACCAGAAGCAAGAGTAATGTTCTTGTCATCGACAGTTACTGTTGTAGAATTGACAGTAGTTGTAGTACCATCAATTTGCAGATCACCTTTGATTACAACTAGACCAGTGTTGTCTCCAACAGCAGCAGGGTCAATAGTGATCGTTGCAGGACCAGAAATTGTATTGGTATTAATACCAATTGCAGAACCTGATGCACCAGTTACAAATTGAGCAGCAGTAACGATACCTGATGCATTTACATTACCAGTTACGTTTCCAGTGAGTGCTCCGGCAAATGATGTTGCAGAAAGAGTACCAGTAGAAGGATTGAATGAAAGTTTTGTTGTTGATACTTTAGATGATGTAATGGTTCCAGTAGTTGTTTGAGTGAGTACTGGGAAGAAACTTTGATTTGTTGTTGTATCATCAGCCACAGTAGAACCAGTACCAGTCAGTCCACTACCATTACCAACGAATGATGTTGCAGTAATGATACCAGTTACATTAATATTTGATGTATTAACAAACTCTGAACCATTATATGCAAGAAGGTTTCCTGTTGTAATACCAGTAAGTGTAACATCAGTTAGGTCATTTAGACTGCTTACCTGACCAGTTCCGGCACCAAGAGTTGCATAAGACACAAACTCAACAGTATCATTCGCAAATGCACCTTCAGAGAGAGTGATTGTAGTACCGTTATTTGCAGTAAATTCTGCAGAAGATAATTTAACACCATTCACAAATACATCAAGGAAGTTTACATTATATACAAAACTGAATAATGTTTGATTTGCTGTTGCAGTAAATGTTTGTGTTGTTCTGGTTTGTGGTAATAGGTCATTAAAGGTTTTCCAAGTTACACCCACTCCAGTAGAAGCAATAATCTGATTTGCAGCACCAGTAGTATTTCCAATAGAAACATAACCACCAATATTTAAATTGGTGACTGTTGATACTCCAGAAGAATTAATGTTACCAGTTACGTTTCCAGTGAGTGCTCCAGCAAATGTAGTAGCAGTAATGATACCAGTTGAATTTACATTACCAACATCAAGTTTGATAAGAGTTCCAACCGATGTGAGTGAAGAATTAACAACGTTTGAACCAAGAGTTGTTGAGGAAAGAACATCAGTTCCATTAATCTTATAAGTCTTACCAGAAGCAAGATTAAAGTTTTCACTTGACTTTAATGCTGTATTAGTATGATCGTAAGTTAAAGTATTGTCTGGTCCAATTTTAATACCCGCACCATCCGCAAGTATATCTGAAGTAGCAGTAGAAGCAATACCAACAACAAAATCGGCAAGTTCTATAGTTGTGGAGTTAACAATAAATTGAGTTCCATCAACAAATAAGTCACCTTTAATTCTTACGGCACCAGTATTATCACCAACAGCAGCAGGGTCAATGGTGATTGTAGCGGGACCAGAAATTGTATTGGTATTAATTCCAATTGCAGAACCAGAAGCACCAGTTACAAATTGAGCAGCAGTTACGATACCTGATGCAACAACACTCGTAAGAGAAATGTTATCATCAAGATTAACTGTTACTGTATTAGAAGCAGCTGAAGATGTTAAGTTGGTTCCACCGGAAATAGTTAAGTTCTCTGATAAGAAATTGATCGTTTCAGTTCCACTGTCACCGGCAACAGTTAATGCGGCTCCAATCGCAGCAGTACCTGCAGCAGTTAAACGTCCCTTAGCATCAACAGTGAATGTAGGAATTGCTGTGGAAGAACCATAAGAACCAGCGGTAACACCAGTATCTACAAGATTAAGTGTTACAGTGTTACTTGCTGCGGATGTTGTAATAATTCCAGCAGTGCCAGCAATAGTTAAGTTCTCATTAAGGAAATTAATTGTTTCGGTGCCAGAATCACCAGCAACTGTTAAAGCAGCACCAACTGAAGCAGTACCAGCAGCAGTTAAACGTCCTTTTGCATCAACAGTGAATGTTGGGATTTGAGTCGAGGAACCATAAGAACCAGAAGAAACACCAGTTGTTGCTAAAGTAAGAGCCAATCCAACGTTAGAAGTACCATTAAATGAAATTGATGAAGCAGTTGCATCACCACTAATACTGAAATCTCTAGCAGTTTGAAGTTGAGTAGCAGAACTAGCTAAACCAGTTAGATTACCAACAAAACCATTAGTTGCAGTAACAATACCAGAAGCATTAATGTTTGTTGCATTTAGTGAAGTAACTGTAGAAACTCCAGAAGAGTTAATGTTTCCTGTTACATTACCAGTAAGATTTCCTGAGAAACCACTAGTAGCAGTTACAATACCACTTGAATTAACATTACCAACACTTAAGTTAGTAAGAGTTCCAACAGAAGTCAAAGAAGAGTTGATAACTCCAGAACCAAGAGTTGTTGAAGAAAGAACTTCAGTATTATTAACTTTATAAACTTTACCTGAAGCAATGTTTAAGTTCTCTGAAGAACCTAAGTTGTCTCCACTTGCTTCAAATTGGAAAGTTTTATTACCCTCACCAGAGGTAATAGTAATACCAGCACCATCAGCAGCTGCATCATTAGCAGCTCCATCAGCAATTTGAATATTTTTATCATCAACCGTTACAGTTGTTGAGTTAATAGTGGTTGTTGTGCCATCAATTTGTAGGTCACCTTTGATTACAACTAATCCAGTATTATCACCAACAGCTGCTGGATCAAGAGTAATAGTTGCAGGACCAGAAATTGTGTTGGTATTAATACCAATTGCAGAACCTGATGCTCCCGTCTTAAATTCAGCAGCCGTTACGATACCTGATGTATTAATATTAGTTGCAACCAATGAAGAAACTGTAGAAACTCCAGAAGAGTTAATGTTTCCAGTTAGATTACCAACAAAACCAGAAGTAGCAGTTACAACACCAGAGGCAACAACACTTGTTAAAGAAATGTTTGGATCAAGGTTAACAGTAACAGTATTAGATGCAGCAGATGAAGTTAAGTTGGTTCCACCAGAGATTGTTAAAGTTTCACTCAAAAGACTGATGTTTTCCGAACCAGAGTCTCCAGCAACTGTTAGAGCAGTACCTACCGATGCAGTACCAGCAGCAGTTAATCTACCTTTAGAATCAACAGTGAATGTAGCAACTTCTGTTGATGAACCATAAGAACCAGGAGTAACTGTAGTGTTTGCTAATGTTCCGACTCCTGTTACATTACCAGTACCATTAAATGAACCACTAGTATATGCTAAGTCTCCAGTGATTGCTATAGTTCTTCCAGTTGCAAGTTGAGTGGCAGAACTGGCCAAACCAGTTAAAGCACCAACGAAACCATTAGTTGCAGTTACAATGCCTGATGCATTGATGTTTGTTACAGATAAATTACCAGAAACTCTTGCATTACCAAGAACATCTAGTTTTGCTGTTGGATTATTTGTACCAATACCCAGTTGTGCTTCAGACTGTGAGGGTATGATATTAACAAAAGTTCCATCAGAATTAACGTCTAGAAAATTTGCGAGTTGGGATAAATCTCTGTTAAATGCCATGGTTTTAAGTGTTAAAGATAGGAAAAATTGTTTACATTACGTTTCTACCATCTTCGTGACTAGCACTAGGCATCGTATGATTATTTATAAATTCACCAACTTTCTAAAGCAATTCTTTTCCAAGTATTTGGAGAAACACAAACATAAAAATAAGAAGAATTGTATGCCGTTTGTCCAGGAATTCCTGATGATGTTGAAGTTGGTGGTGCAGCAATCATATTTGGGGCGATTCCCGTTGCTGATGTATTATATGCAAGGATATCTACAGATTCTCCACCAAAACAAGATTCATTTAAAATGATTGAAGTTCCATTTGATGCAGTATATTCACTTTCAGTTAAACGAATACCATTAATAAAAACATCAACAAATCCTACATTATAATTAACAGCAAATACTGTTTGATTTGTAACTGCAGTTGTTGTGTAAGAATTTCTGAGTGTAGATAAATTTCCCCAACTAACACCGATTCCCGTTGAAATAAGATACTGCCCATTTGTGCCAGTTGTTCCTCCGGCACTCACTGTTTTGTTTATAACAATATCACTAAAAGATGAAATCCCTACAACTGACAGTGTTGTTTGATTTTCACTATAAGAAGCAATTCCTACATTTAATCTTGGTAACCGACCACTGACTAACTTTGCCATTTATTTTATTTCTCTCTCTTTACTTAAGTGTTTCCAGAATACTTCCGGTAAATTTAATATTAGAAGAATTACTTCCGGAAATCACTAAAACATCATTAGATTCAAGAACCAATTTTCCATCAAGAAAACTTGCAGAGTCTTTTGAAGGAATAGCAAAATCTTTTACTATTTCTGTTGTGACTGCAATTCCAGCAACAGTTCTTTGATGAGAGAATGTGACTGTTTCTGTTGTATTTCCAGTGTTCACAGCTTGTGCAAGAATAACTACAGAGGCATATCCAACCGGAGCAGTATAAATTCCAACTGAACTGGTTGATATTACATTTGTGATTGTTTTAAATATGTTGAGTGGTAATGCCATGATGTTAAATTAACCTCCGAGTGCTAAGATATAGGGTGTCACATTTGCAAGAATGCTTTTTTGATAGAAGTTACCAAAAATTGTTCCTGAATTTTGATCAATGGTAACTCCATCACCAATTTTGAAATTTCCTGATTGATCGGTGCTTGTGTAAACAACCAATCCACCATTGCGCATATCAACTTCATTTTCTTGAATTGGAACACCGCCCGTTTGAGGTAATGCAGATTCAATTGTTGTACCAGAACCAATATATTCAAAAGAATGTCCAGAAGCAAGAATTCGACTTTGCTTAAAAACAGAAACCGTTGTTCCTACACCAACTGCATAGGGCAATTGTTCATTAATTGTAAATGTACAAATACCTGCATTTGGTTGAGTACAACTTATAATACTATAATATTTGGGAATGATTTGAAGAGACAAAACTGCAGTATTAATTCCAACATCTGGATTTGAAACTGTAATTGTAGGAATTGTCTCAAATCCTCTTCCAGAAGAAAATAGATTAACTTCAGTAATTGATTCATTTACAATAGTTGCTGTTGCTTCTGCATCAATTCCCCAAGGAGTTTCTGGTGAACTAATGGTAATTGTTGGAGTGTTTGTATATCCAGTTCCTCCAGCACTCACAGAAATTGATTCAACTTCATAATATAACTTATCAAAATAAGCAACTTGCCCATCAAATAATCTTGAAGTTCCTACTCCAGAAATTACAAATGAATTTGCTCCTGCATCAGCAGCAGAAGTGATGATTCCTGTATGTTGAATGGGCCCAACTCCATCAGCAACTAATCCATAATTACCAAAAGATGAGTTTGAGTTTGTTAAATCACATGCTCCTCCAGATCCACAATATACTGCAATATCATTACAAATAGTAAATAACGAAACTAATTGTGCATAACCATTATTTGTAATCGACACTCCAATACCATTTTTATTGAATTGAGTATAAGAGTCCATAACCATGCTCTTTAAATTTCCAAGAGCATGGTTACCATCAATTTTCATCCCATAACTGTTTTCAATAAAATTTGTACAGTTTCTAATATATGGAGATTGATTAAAATTTTTAATTGTGTCAGGGTCAAATGCAAAAACTCCTTTTCCTGCATCTAAAGTACCAATAAAAGATAATCCTTCAATATAATTTCCAGGTGATACGTGAAACAAATCTTCATTTTGATTTTGAGGAGTTACAGTAACTTCTCTTAAACTTTCACCAACAATACTGACTTGAGGGGGTAATTTAATTGGATTACTTTCAATGTATGTTCCAGGGGAAATTTTAATTGCTGTTCCTGATGTTGAAATTGCTACCGCTGCCGCAATTGTTGCTTTTGCATCTCCAAGTTTTCTTCCCGTATTACTATCATTTCCATCTGGAGTTACGTAAAGAATATTTTTAACTGTTGCACCCATACCAATGGGCACAATATCAGTTCCAATGCCACTTCTTTCTCTTCTTACAAAAAGTTCGGCATCATAAGTATTAAGTCCCAGTTCCCCCAATGGAAGTTGATCTACCGTTGGTCTTTTTCCAGGAATTGCTGAACGTTTTATTTTAATAATAGGTGCTGCCATTCAATCGCCTCATGATGGTATATACCACAAAATCCAATATATATTGGAATTATTTTCTATTTATACAAAATCTTCTTCTGTGGATTTGGAATTCTCTCCCAATTCCTCGATTTTATCTGTTAAAGATTCAATTAAAGAATTTGCTTCTTTAAGTTTACTCTCCAGCATTTCAATTTTAGTTTCTGCAACAACTAATTGAGTAAATAAATCCATTGATTTTTTTTGATATGTCGTTAACAACCCTTTATAATCATGTTCATTCATAAAAAAATAGGTGAAGCAATAACTCCACCTATTTAGAAATTTTATTTAAGAGTGATTATCAGAAAGTTCCAGCATCAATCGTGATATTTTGAAGTGTTCTTACACCACCAGCACAAGAAATGACTTGTGATTGTCCTGCACAATCATTTACCCAAAGTGCTCCAATCTCAAGTGCTGCATAGGCATTCGCAGTCAGAACACTGTTTGCTTCTGCAACCTCAGACGCAATTGCAATTCTTTCTGCAGAATCGTCCCAATAAACTGCTGCTTTCTTTGCGGAAGTTGTGTAGTAATTAAAAAGTAATCCAAGATCTATATTTAAATCTGATCCGGGAGCATTACCATTAACAAGTCCAATTTCAACTAACGTATCTTCAACAGTTAAAGTTGTTGTATTAACTTGAGTTGTTGAACCATTGACAAAAAGATTTCCCGAAATGGTTAAATTGCTAGAAATACCAACATTTCCTGTTGCGGAGGAAATTGTAATCGCATCTGTTGAATCTGATGCTTTAATTGTGGATGTTTTAACTGTTGGAGCACTTAAAGAAGTGCCAACAATTACCTCTTGAGATACCGTAGCAATTCCTGCAACAGAGATGTTTCTTCCAAAGGTAGCATCACGTCCAGAAAGAGTAATTGCGTCATTACTATCAGAGGAACTACGAATACTATTTGCAATTACTTTTGTTTGGAAAGAAACATCACCATTAGAATACAAATACATTGCATTGGAACCACCACCTGCTTTAATGTAAGCATTTGTATCATTAACATTACCAACACTTAAAGCACTGGTGACACCTACAGCACCAGTAGATGGATTAACTGATAAACCAATACCAATTCTTAAAGTTTCTCCAGTTTGTCCACCAAGAGTATCAACAAATGGAACAAAATAACTTGCATTTGTTGAAGTTGCTGTAGTATCAACGGTTGTTGCAGTTGATGCAGTGCCAGTTAATGCTCCACTAAATGTTGTTGCAGTTACAACTCCAGCAAAATTAGCGTTTCTCCATTGTCTTGTATTGTCACCAAGATCGTATGCGTTTGATGTATTTGGATATAGTCCTGAAATAAATTCTCCACCAACATTAATATCATCTCCGGTGCTATCACCAAGATTAATTGTTCCACCTTCAAAAGTAACAGATCCAACAAATGTGGAAACTCCAGCAACGTTTAAATTTCCACCAACATTTAAATTCTCTCCAATTCCTACTCCACCCTCAACAATTAAAGCACCGGTGTTTTCATCTATTGATGATGTAGTATCAGTAATTTGAACTGCGCCACTAAAAGTAGAAATTCCACTAAAAAATGTATTATTTAAAATTGCTCCAGAAAAAGATGCACCCGCAGATACATTAGCCCATTCTAATTGTCCAGATGCATTTGTTTTAAGAAAATATCCGTCTTGAGGTGCTGCAGGAAAAGTATATGTTGTGACACCAGCAAGAGAATCTGGTGACTTGAGTGTTAGATAGTTTGAACCATTTGTAGTTCCTTCAACAAGATTTACACCGCTACCTGTTGAAGAACTTTCTCTTGTCCAATAACGATGAGAACCAAAAAATTTATTTCCTTCTGAGGTGCTATTAATACCAATGTAAAATTCAAAGGTATCAAGGGTGAGAGCTGGTTCACCTGCCTCTAAAGGTGGCAGATTAACGAAATTACCCCTCTTAAACTGAATTACTGGAGAAGTCATTTCTTTTTTATTATTTTTTATTATTTATTTCTCAGAATTCTCCAGCATCCACATCAATTTTATCATCCAATTCAACATCTAATTGGTCTACAAATTCTTGTGGTAACTCTGCATCTTCGGCAGCAGTTTGTAAAACTTGATCTGCTGTTACTAATGTATATTTTCTTAGTGTAGCATTATATGTTAAGACATATTTGTCCTTTGATGACAAATTGGAAACAGAAACATCTGCTAAATCTGAAAGAAATTCTGCCACAACGGTTTTCTCCTGAGTTACGGTGAAATTATTACCAGAATTTAATCTTACTGAAAAATCTGCCATAAGTAAGGTAAGAAATTTTAAGTATTTATGTTGAGATACCTGCAGTCACCAGAGCCATCCCTTCAATCACTCTAGTTTTAGTTCCAGAATTGTTTGTGACTAAGATATCATAAAAATATCTTCCTGGAGTAATTGTGGAAGTAACTTCATCTGACATTGCAAGAGTGATTTTTCCAGTTGCGACTGTAATCGTGGTTGAGAAAGAATAAGAAGTCGTGGACTCTGGAAACTTTTTGATTTTTGCAACTGCACTTGCACCTGACAAACCATAAACAGAACCATTTGCATTCGTAATCGTAAAGGTTGAAGAAAAATCTGCACCTTGTTCAATTGTAATATTGACTGCTGGAACTGCCATTGTGGTTTTTTAGATATTTAGTTCTCAAAAGAAGTTAAAGTTCACATTTACACGACACTTATCATCACTACACGTTGTACTATGATGAGGTCTCGATGGGTCAAAGAGTAGAATACGATTTTCTATGGATTCTATTTTTATATCATCTTCTAAGATTGTAAGACCATTATTAGTATTCAGATAAAAGATTGCACCACGATGAGAGAACTCATAATCTGTATGATTATCGTGATGTACTATATTCTCTGTAGATGGATATAGATTTCCTTTGATTCTCATCATTGCTCTACACTCTAAAAGGTTGAGAATAGATGCAAAGATTTGTGCTTGTGGTTCTGTATGAAACCCACTCCAGAACTCGTGAGTAAAGTAATATGATGCTGATATAGGTAGGTTTTCTTTTTCGTTTGTGACGACTGGAGTGAGATTCCAAGCAAAGTTTGGATTTAACATAAAGTTTTTAATGTTCTCAAATTCTTCCTGTGAGAGAGCATTGTCTATAATCTTATGCATAGTTAATATTAATCACACAACGAGGATGGTCTGTTGATGTAACTGAATGATGTTCTATAGACCCATCAAAAAGTAACATACGATTTTGTACACATTGTACTTCAGTAGTGTCCTTAAGTACAGTAAACCCATTAGAAGTCGTTACATAAAATAATGCAACTCTATGAGGTACTTTTCTGTCTGTATGAAACTCGTGATAAATGTGATTTTCTGTGGGAACTAAAATATTTGCACGAATATCAAAAAGTTTTTTTATTTTGAGTTTGTTAAGTATTGGTTTGACTATGGGATAGTACCTATCAAACTTAAGTCCATTATCAGTTGAGTATAGTGAATGTACATAAATCCAATCGTGCTCTTCATAATCAGTTGGACCTAACTCTGGGTCTCTTACAATACCCTTTTGATAAGTCCAAGCAAAGTTATTTGGATTGTTTAAGTCTTCTGGAAAAAATGTAGAGGTAATAAAATCAAAATCTTCTTTCTCAAGAAAATCATCTATAATCTCATAAGTCATAAAATCATTCTAATGTATAAATCGCAAACATTCCACTTTGAGTAAATGCTTCTTGGATTTCTCCAAGTTCTTCTGCATTAAATGCAATACCAGAAACGATTTCAGTAAGCACTTCTTGGATTTTTTCTACATTTGCTCTTCCTGCTTTTGCATCACTCATCAGTGCAATAAACTCTGTTGCAAGAGTATTTGCAAGAAGTGATTGTGATGCTGTTGTTTTAATTTTAGTATATGCATTCGTATTTAAAAGTCTGTCCCAAAACTGTTGATACTGAACTCTTCTCTGTTTTTCATATTCTGGTGCTTCAGTTACATCATACTCACGAGTTTCTTTATTCCACTGATAGTCGTGAGTAAAGTAACTAGTTCCTTCAAATGGTGGCATCTGGATTGGTCCTTTCCAACCAAGTGCATTCAGTTCTTCATCTGTAAGATCAGGAAGGTCAGTTCTTACTTCTTCTCCAGGAGCAGGTCTCCACAAATCGGGGATTGTTTGTGGGTCATTTCCATTTGGAGGACTATATCTTCCTCTTGCTTCTGTTGCAGAAAGGTTTACGTAAGCCATATGATTTCTGTGAGTTTCTTTTCTTTATTTATAAACCTTTATTTCTTGATATTGTGACTTATATTTCTCATTGATTTCTTTTTTGACTCTTGATATTTTCCAGACAAAATATAACATTAATTGTAGGATAATGAGGATTTTTTTTGCAAATCATCAGTAAGACTGGAAAAATTATCACAAAAAATATCAAAAGCAATTATTATTCTATAATTATTACCAATATGTTTTTTTGAACCATGCATATATCCAGAGGGAAAAAATAATAGATCATTTTCATCTAAATCCGGTTCAAAAATTATTTCTTTTTTTGGTTGTTTTACAAAATTTCTATTTTTAAAAAAAGTTTTATTATGAGTTTCTTTATCAAACTTTAAATAATATACCCCACTAAAATCTGCTGTATGTTCATGTGAAAGTGTTTCCATTCCATTTTCATACAAAGAATACCACATTTTAGAAATAAAAAAACTATCATCTATGCGATAATATTTTAAATAATTGTAAAATGCTTTTTTTATTAAAGAAGAAAGTTCATTCACAAAAATTTTGTCTTCATCACAAAACACCGGTATATCCTCATCGTAAAATTGTTTCATAAAACAACTAGTTCTTTTTTTGTTAAATTTAAATTTAAATTTATCGGATTTAGAATAATTAACATAATCTAATATTATTTTATCACATAGTTCTTTTTTATATTTAAACTCAATAGTTTCCTTCCAAATATATGTAGGAATTTGTATCTCTGTACCCATTATTATATCATTTTCTTTATTTATGAACCTTTATTTCTTGATATTGTGACTTATATTTCTCATTTATTTCTTTTTTTATGGATGCTCTTAAGTCATTTGTGATATATACACTTCTTGCAAGTTCTATAAAAATTTCACCAAAGTCTTGTGATTTCTCAAGAACTCTTAAGTCATCTTCTATTTTCCAGAGTTTATGATTGATTGAGAGTAGTTTTGCAAGATAAGAATCATCATAGACTTGATGTTTCTTTGCGATTGATATAAGGTCTTGGAGTTCTTTATGAACATAAGAGTTGTCTGTATATTGAGACTTGATAGAAAGTATAGAAATCTTATCTAAGAGTTCTCCTACCGAGATTGGTATTTGTATTTCATCCATAGTTAATGTTCTTTGGTTTTTCTATAATGATTTGTGGTTTCTTATTTCCTTCTATGTTTCTTATGATGTCCTGATATGCACTTTCTATTTCTTTCTGTGTAAAATCTATTCGTGGTTCGTTTAATCTTGAGGACATATGTGCCTGGAAACCAGAGATTCTCATTGAGTCTGGATAAAACTCCACATCTCTCTCAATAATATGAAATCCATCATAAGTCACATTCACACTATGAGTTCCTGCAATCATCACTGATGCTTTCTTATTCAGTGCTTTACAGATGTGCTGACCGCAACTATCACAACCCACAAAGTAATCAGCAGCACCAATGATTGCTGCCCATTCTCTTAAGTTTGGATCTGGGTCTGGTTTATAAGTTCTTATTTCGTGAAATTCTTTTGCACCCATAAAAATTAGGTTATAATCCTTTGAGAGTTCTTTAATAAAGTAATCCAACATTGGTTTTGGAATAGACCTTAAACTATCATCAAAAATACCAGAAGGATGTGGAGTTGCAGTAGAACCATAAGGTTGCAATACGATGGTCTTTGATTTTTTATGTTTTGACTTTGCTTCTTCTATGATTTCATATGCTCTTCTTTTTTCCTGAAATGAAATATTCAGTTGCATTGGAGGAAGGTCACTATGGTCTGTGGAATCATTGATTTCTACATCAAATGCTTCTCTTAATGAAATCTCATTACGATAATATGCAGGAACACGATAAGGTTCTGGTGAGATTACCTTGTCTGCTTTCCAAAATAAATCAAAAGAACCTCGGGCATCGGGGTTAAAGGTTCTTTCCTGAAGTTCTGGAATACCCCAAGTAATAAAATCCCACCCTGGAATCATTATGTACCATTCTTCATTGAGATGATTTTTGGAATATTTAAGTAGTGCTGGGATTGCGGTGATGATTCTTCCAAATCCACCATCTAATGTAATAATCGTCGTCATAAGTAACTCAACTCAAAATGTTTTGCTTTGTGCGTATAAGTATTCCACCAATACTTCCAGTCTATGTATGAGTCCTCTTGGAGACTTGATTGCATATGAAGAACTAAACTTGGAATAGGGTTGATTCTTATAATGTGTTTGGACCAGATATAAGAGATTGTATTTCCTTCGTGTATTGTATCATTCTTATTTCCAGTTCCATCCCATTCCTGATATTCAGTTGCTAAAGTCTCAAAGAGATTCCAGTGGTCCTGAAATACTTTTGGTGCAGTCATCATTGTAAATGTAGTACCCCATCCAGTTTTCCAGTGACGATATTGACCTCTCATTATTAACTCTGGAGTATTATGTTTTGGGTCATAGGTTTCTGGTTCATCCCAAGGAAAGATACAAAGTGGTTGTGGAAGATTATACTTGGAAGAAAGATACTCATATTCACTTAACATCTCATAAAGAGCACTTGGAGAATGTAAGTAATCATCTTCTACAGAGTATACTAAATCAGCAGTGGAGTTTTTGCAATACTCAAACTGACTTAATACGCTTTTATTTGGTCCACCTTCTTCTAATGAAATGATTTTAGTTGAGTGTCTTGAGGTCTTAAGAATACTCTGGAGGTTATTGAGAAACTCTTGAGAACTATGGTCGTCTAATACAATAATGTTGATTTGGTTCTTACATTGATTGGTTGCATTAATCAATGATGTAATACAACCTTCTATGAGTTCTCTTTTAGAAACAGAAATAAATCTTGGAAACTTACTTATATTAGATTTGTCGTGAGTTCTTATGATAATATCAAGGGACTTCATTGGTAATTAAATGTTGATTCTTTTGCAAATTTTACAGAACTATCATAAACTTCTTTATCTTTCCACATTTGAATATAATTATTCGTTCCATTAAATCCAAAACAACTTATATCACCACGATTATCAATGCCTTTAACAATTGGTTTTCTGTATGCAATTATTTTATCATCTTCATCCATTAAATATGCAAATTCGTAAATATAATTCTCTTCTTCGTGTGGATTAATATAACACAATTCTCCATTAGTTGCTATAAAATTTATATCTTGATTGTAAGTCATAATTGCTCTTCCTAATACTATACAAGCAGTTGGTTCAATAGATATTATACCATAAAACTCATTTTTACAATTTTCTACAATAATATCAATACATTTTTTCATTATTTTAGATTTTTTTTCTGTAAATATAATTGAGGTTGCTACTGACCAACTTCTTTTAGATGATTTTGTAACATCTCTAAATGCAAAAAATTTAAATGCATCTAAATTTGGAATAGTATTAATGAGTTTAACATTCAAATCAATATAAAGACCACCATAAAGATATAATAAACAATATCTTGCTAAATCTGCTTTACAAGCATAGGGATTAAGTTTTTGATATGCGGTAAATACATCAATATCAAAATTGTTTTTTATAATCTCTTCTATTTCTTCACCTGAATACAAATGATATTCTTCATTAGGATATAGATTTTTTATTTGTTCATAACAAATATTATGATACTTTGGAAAATCATCTGGCAATTTATTCGTATCATTTATGAGTATTTGATGTATTTTCATTTATATTTTAATGTAAGTGTTTCTTTTTGTTCTTTAATATAAGTATCGTTCATAACCTTCTTCCAGTCTATGATAGGGCTGATATGATTTGCATCACAATGAGTACTCCAACCAGGCATTGGAGAAATTAAATATCTCTCTTGTTTCTGTAGTTCCCAGAACTTATCATAATCTTTTGAGAAATGAAATCCTTCTATTTCCTTTACACCATTAATAGAATGTTTTTGATGCACCTCCAAGTCTTCCATAAGTGTCTTATACTTGCAAGCAAAAGATTGAGTGGTTGCTGGTACTGCTCTCCAATGAGAACTTGGTGTTGTAAAGATTTCACATAACCATCCTTTTGCAATAAAGAAATCAAAGTCATAAAGAGTAAGATAATGTGAGTTAATCTCAAACCCTTCTAACATTACTTCACTCCACCCTGGACGATGTAAATAATCATCCTCTAAAAGATAAACAATCGTATCATCACTTAAGTTTTTAGATTGGGTGATTTCTAATGTCGCCAAAAAACTATCACATTCATTACCACACTTAATGATTTCTACATTCTTTTCTTTCGCAAGAAAAGTCTTATCAATACTACCATAAAACTCATCATAAACAATCGTATAGTTTATCAGGTCTGGGTTAAGTGTATTCTTAAAGTTCTCAAAGACTTTAATCTTATTAAACCAAGAAGGTCTTATTCTGTCTGGAAGTTCTTGTATTTTTGAGTAGTAGCAGTGTCTTATAAAGACTTCAATTGGTTTTTTCATTTAAAAGTTCACTTCCCATTTGTGCGATTTCATCCCAACTCATTTTTCCAATCTCTTCGTATCCCACTTTTTCTAATACTTTAATATAACCCCTTGGAACAACTTCAGTAGAAAAATAATACTCAAGTTCCTCATAAAGTGGGTTATCAGTATCGAGTCTTATTTGTAGTGCTTTTAAAACTTTCTTTATATCTTTGATTGTCTTAAGTCTTTCAGTACAAAGTTCAAATCTTCTTACAGGTTTTTCAGTCATAAGTCACTCCAAATGATTTGAGTTTTGAGTATTTATCCCACCACTTCAGGTGGTCTATATGAGGGTCTCGTTGCTTCTCAAACTGAATATGAAGAGCAAGAGAAGGCACAGGATTTACACGAGTCACATAATGTTCCCAGATATTTGAGATTGTATTTCCTTCGTGAATCAGTTCTATTTTATCTATTCCATTCCAAGGAGTATATTGAGATGCAAGTTTCTTAAAAACTTCCCAGTGGTCACGAAATACTTTAGGTTTCGTCATCATTGTAAAAGTCGTCCATATTCCTTCTTTCCAGTGTCTTGTAGGTGTTCTAAACAATCTTCCTGGTATTATAAAAGTGTATTCATAATCCTCTCTATTATCAAAAGGAAATAAACAAAGTTCTTTTTGTAAATGATAATAAGATTTTAAGTAACCATAAGTAAATAACATTTCTTGGATTGCTTCTGTGCAGTGTAGGTAATCATCTTCTACAGAATATACTAAATCAGCAGTAGAGTTTTTGCAATACTCAAACTGTTTTAATCCACTATAGTGAAATCCTTTTACTTCTAAATCTATAAGTTGATATGAATGATTTGAGTGTGAGAAGATTTTATGAACTTTAGAAATACAATCAGCAGTGCAATAGTCATTAAGAACAACAAAAGAAATCTCTGCATTTGTGACTACATTTGCAGAGTTAATCAAAGAAGATAAACAACCAAGTATTAAATTTTTTTTGGGTATATCAATATACCTTGGTTTACCTCCGTGTATATTTTGACCATCGTGTATTCTTAAGATAATATCCAGTTTCATTGATAAGTAATATTCATATTATACTGATTTACTATTTTTTTGATTGCATTTTTATTTTTTACAATATCATAATCAGCACCAAGATATAAATTATCCAATTTAGATGGGTTGGTATTGTTTGTTAATCTATGATAGTGAAATTTTGCTAAACCAAAAGACTGACATGCATCATTTGCAATTGGGTCAACATAAAATTTTATTTTTGGAAAGTTTTTCTTAATTTTAGAATTTCCAACAACATTTAATGCACACCCTCCGGAAAAAACAATATTGCAACACTTTGTTTTTTTTATTGTATAATCAATGCGTTCTAAAAACACTTTTTCCAATGCTTTTTGAAGTGCATATGCTAAATCTGCTTTTTTTTGAAAATTCATATCTTTTAAATATGGAAATAATTTTGTATTCAAAGACCTATTTGCACGAAATAAATTCATATTAGACAAGATACTATTTTCACATAAAATATTTGGTATTTCCTTATTTGGCATTCCATAAGAAAATAATCCCATAGTTTTCCCTTGACCACCAATACAAGAATATCCAAGATGTTCAGTTATTGTACCATACATCACACCAATATCTAAATGAGAATTTAAATCTACGTCATAATTAAATAATTCTTCAAAATATTCAATAAAATCGTTATTTGCTGCATAAACATCTGGAGAATACCATAAATTTTTATATATTGGGTTAAAATTATTTGGATAATTTGCATAATATAATGATGTAGTCTCAACTGAAAATAAATTATTTTTAATATCATTAAAAGAGCTTCCCCATCCATCTATAACAAGACAAGCAGATTCTTCATATCCAGAACCATAGAAAGCAGAAGACGCATGATACAAATGATGATTATCATAATCTATAATATTATTATATACTTTTATTTGATTGAAATCTAAAAATTCGTATATTAGTTTTTTTTCTTCCTCCTCTCTAATATTTGCAAGACACAAGTAATCAATATATTTTGTATACATTGATATGCAATTAAGCATTTTAAATGGTGTTGAAGAATCATTTTTTACTCTACTTACTCTTTCTTCTTGTAATAAAAGTAAAATTTTTTCATTTTCTAAAATACATATAGATGCATTGTGATTTTGTATTGATATTGCTACTATAATCATAAGTACTCCTTTTTTATAAGAAATTTGCATTCTGGAAAATACAAATAATTTAATTTTGAATCATAAATTGTTTTTATTGCATCTTCAATTGTTTCTACTATTGGTTCTCCTGCTAAATTAAATGATGTGTTTCCTACTAATGGAATATTAGTTAGATTAAAAAAACTTTCTATTATAGAATAATAATTAAAATTATTTTCTTTAGTTACTGTTTGTATTCTACAAGTATCATCAACGTGAATAACAGATGAGATAAGTTGTTTTTTTTCTTTCTTAACATCAAATGAATAAGTCATAAAAGGAGATTCTTCTATTTTGTTCATATGAAACCAGTTTTTAACCTCACTTAATAAAATGGAACAAGCTAGTGGTCTAAACTTTTCTCTTCCCTTTATTTCGTTGACCGTATCTTTATTTGATGAAATTTTTGGATTAAATATCAAAGACCTATTTCCCAATGCTCTTGAACCGGCCTCAGACCTACCATTAAATATACAAATAATATTATTATCCAATAATAAGTTTGCAATATCACAAGGTTCAGTATTCTCTATAAGTTTTAATTTATTCATAATCAACCATAAGTAAAAGATTTAATGTTAAAGATATGATTCATTTCTAATGTACTTATACCAAAACCGTAAACCCACAAAATTCTTGGAATATCACCAGATATTTCTGTGACCTCATGTTCTAAATGAGAAGTAATATACATTATCATATCATTTTTATCAAACTGATATGGAGTATTTTCAATATATGTGATACCACCAGACTCTGGATTTTGAGTCACAAAGTTGCAGTGTAAAGTATAAGTATTCTCAAAATATATTGGGTCAGTATGTTTACAGCAACTTCCTGGAGGAAATGCAATCGTAGTGCATATTCCATCTGTAAAGGATGGCCAGGGAGCAATGGTATTATCTTTTATTTTTAAGTAGTTCAGTAATCTTTTTTGTATATCATAAACTTCTTTTGGGTACTGAACTTTATAATCTTGATATTCTTTACACCTACCATAAGAATGTCTTGTTGTAAACCTTGTTTGAAATTCATCATTGTTCATTCCTGGGTTCATAAAATATGGTTGCTTATAGTTACTCAAAGTCCATTGATTCAATTTATCAATCTCATTATCAGTAATAAAGTTTTTAACTACTTTAACCAGTTTTTTCTTGTTCATTTATTGATAAGAGAAGAGTTGTTTTGTATCTTTGATATATGAAAAGTTTTGATAATCAATATCATATATTTGATAGAGTTGATTTTTAGATTTCTTTGTAAGTTCTATTGCCTTCTCATCTTTTATTTTAGAAGAGTTAAGTTTTTCTATTTTATCAATACCAATCTTTTGTAGGTCTTCTAATAGGTTTTCATATCTTACATAATAATCTATTTCTCTTTCTCCATTTTCATTTGAGATAACAAAAGTTTGTGGAACAATCCAACGATTAAACTCTTTTGGATTTTTATAAAGATGTGAAACATATTCATTAATATTCATGTCATTACAAAGTTCATAATGATGATGCTTCTCAAGTCCTTCTTCACCAGTAGCAGAGAACCATCCACTTTCATCCATTCGTGCAAACTTATATGCAGAGATAAATCTATCTATTGGTTCACGAACAACAGTAAACTTTTTATACTCATTCCAATAATTACCATAGTGTTCTTTATATTCTTTTATGGTTTTATCCATATATATATTCTCAACTCCCATTGCCTTGATAATAGAAGTTCCTGCATTTTTAGGAATATGAATGAATATGAGTTTTTTTTCGTGATTGATAGTCATTGATATAATAGTTTCTTATTTTTGATTGTGACTAAAGTTTCTATTTCTGGTAGGTATAAGTATTCTATCATACTATTCTTAAGAGTGTAAACTGCGTGGTTAAATGTTTCTACTAATGGTTCTCCACCCAGATTAAAACTTGTATTTAATAACATTGGAACACCAGTCTTCTCAAAGAAACAAGAAATCAAAGCATAAAAGTGTGGATTTTGGTTTTCTGTAACTGTTTGTATTCTACAAGTGTTATCTGCGTGAATGATTGCTGGTGCTTGTTCTATTGCATTATCATAAGCATTCATTGCATATTGCATATAAGGACTTTCTTTAAGTGAAAGCATATCAAACCATTTTGATGCTTCTTCTTGTAGAATACTTCCTGCAAATGGACGAAAGTTTTCTCTTTTTTTGATTTGATTTACAATATCTTTACCATTAGAAACTCTTGGGTCAAAAAGTAAAGAACGATTACCAAGGGCTCTTTGTCCTGCCTCACTCTTACCTTGGAATAATGCAACAATATTTTTTTGTAGTATTAGATTTACGATGTCCTCATAAGATACTTTTTGTGTTTGTAGATTTTTTAAGTCATAGGAAGTTTCTTGATGTCCAATATAAACATTTTGGGGTGGTTGAATAGGTGGTAAGTCTTGAGAAGATTGTAAGTAGTGATAATATGCAGCACCAATACTAATGCCTGCATCAAAACAAACAGGGTCTATGTAAAGGTTAATATTCTTAAGATTTTTAAGGTAATGATAGTTTGCAACGCAGTTTAATCCATAACCACCAGAAATCACTACATTTCTAATATCAGTTTCTTCTGTGTATTTCTTGATAAGATTTAGAACGTAACTTTGAGTTTCTTGTTGTAAGTTATATGCACAATCCACCCTTTGTTTCCATTCTTTAGTATTATAAGGATATTGTAGTTTATTTTTATGATTCTTGTATTGTGCAAGACCCATTATCTTTCCTGGTCCATCAAAAACATCAAGGTTTAATTTGTATGAATACAAACAAAACTTTTCCCCAACAGTTTGATCTCTATAATTTATTTTTTCGTAATGTTCAGAAAATGTATTTGACATCCCTTTAAATTTTCTACTTCGTTTGAAAATTTCTTTTTTTTCATTTTTTGTATTTAAATAATATATACTTTCCAATTCTAAATTATTATATTTTAATATTGCTCCAACACCATCCATAGAAAAACAAATTGCTTCATCAAAACTTGAATTATAAAATCCACAGTATGCATGATAAAGATGATGCATCTCATCAAACATTAAAATTTGTTTATATGATATTTTTTTTAATAATTCTAAAATACTTTCAAGTGGATAAGTATATTCTTTTAATTTATTTTTAATTATAATCACACAATCAAATATATTATTTTTATTTTCAGATATTAAATTTAATATTTTTTTATAATAATGATCATGTTTTTTTCTGGAAAATCTTTCTTCCATTTTGTAAGAAACTATTTTACCATTATCAAATTCAGTAATTGAACTATCGTGCATTAATATTGGTATTGTTAAAATTTTCATGACTAATATGAAATAGATGGTGTTTTTTTGACTTTTTTAAGTGGCAGATTTTCTAAACTTGTGAGTAAATCTATCCAGTCTTGTGTTCTTCTTTCCCAATTAAACAAATAATCTACGTATTCTTTTTGTTTTTTTAGGTGTTCTTGAGTTTCTTTTGTATTTACAATGTCTATTGCTTTTTTTAGTTCTTGATAACACCTTTCTTTGTGTGGAATAATCTTTTCGTGATATGGATACATCATCGTCCAGTTTGATGCAGTTTCAGGAAGACATCCGTAGTTTGGATGAACACATAAAAGACCAGCACTCATTGCTTCTAATAAAGAAAGGCAGAAAGTTTCTACCATAATATTTGGATAAGCAAAAATATGAGAAGATGCTAATGATTTCTTGAGTTCATCATTTGGTAAATATCCAATGTTCTTAATTTTTGGATGTCTTTCTAATCTTTGGTACAAATCACTATGTTCATAATTTTTTTGCCAATTTAAAGCATTTTTTAAAAATGAATTTCTTGTGTCCTCATATATTGACCAAGAAGAATGAACCTTAAGTTCTATATTATCATATTCTTCACATAGTTTCTCAAATACATCAACCAATAATGAAAGACCTCTTTGTGGATTTGAATGATAAACTAATATAATCTTATTTTTTGGTTTCTCTTGATGTTCTATTGGGTCTAGTGCATGTTTCATTACTACACAATGACTTCTTGGAATATCATAAGTTCTTATCCAGTTTTCCATTTGATGATGAGAGACAAAAACAATCTTGTGAAACTTATTCCAACCACCATTTGAAAGAGGTTTTGGTTCTATTCCCAACCAACTAGAACCCTGCTCGTTTTGGTGTGTATCTAAATGTGACCAATAAAGTCTTAATTTTAGACAATCAAGATTTTTTATTTGATTTATATGACCACCACAAATTATTTGAAACTTACTTAAAAGTTCTTGTGGTAATCTTTTTTGCAATTCATATTTTATAATATCTACTCCTCCTTTTGAGGATTTTCTGAACTCATCAAACTCAATCGTCATAGTCATTCATCAATCCATCGTCTTAATGGTGCCCAGTATCCTTCTATACCCATTACATGAATATTTTGTACTAGTTTTTTGTTTAAGTGCTTATAGAGTAGATGCTCTATATCTGCTTGTTTTTTTATTGTTGATGCATAGATTATATCTTTCTTCATTTTATCATATGTTTCTATGATGTTTGAGAGTAAACTAAAATCAAAACTCCAACACCGAGTCATATATTGAAACATACTGGATTTTACCTCAAAATTATATAAGTTTTGACTGCGTTCAGGAAATAATTTCACAACTTTATCTTTTGCACTTTGATGTTTAGAGTAATCAAACTTGGAGTTTAATTTATATCTTCCACTGATTTTAAAGATTCTATCATAAGAACTTGTAATATTTTTTAAGTAATCACTAAACATCATTATTTCTAACATTGACTTGATAATAATATCAGGCTCAAGGTCAATATTCATCTGTAAGTATTTTTGTAGATGATATTGGATTTCTTCATTCTTTGTGTAATCAATCAATTTACAATCAAATATATTTTCTTTCACACTCTTCTCACCACAATCAATGATTACCATAGAGGAACCAGGTGCATAAGTCTCAATGGACTTTATGGTTTCTTTTGTTTGTTCTATGCGTTCTTCTGTGGAACACTTACCATAAGAAGTGTGAATAGCAGAAGTTATAATAAAGTGAGAAGTCATTTATACTCAATAAACTTCTTATCTAACTTCTCAACAATATCAACATCAATTTTGTACCCTTTTTTCCAGAACTCCATATTCATTTCATTATACTTCTGGACGATTTCTGGTGGAAGAATACATCTTGGAGGATTATATTCTACTTTTCTCTTGACTGTATGAAGGTCTTTAAGGTTACATGATTTATCAAAAACCTCATTAGAGTATTCTACATTCTCAAAGTCGTGAGAATAATAAGGTCTCTCCAAAAACTCATACACTTCTCTCATTGTCTTCTCTGGAGTTTTGCATAGGTTCTCATAATCAATCAACATAATCATTTCTGGGTTCATTGCATAACCTTCTAAAAAAAAAGAATAATAATTGAAGATTTCTCTTTGAAAAAGTTCTTGAATTCTTATAAAAATATTTTCAGAAAAAATCTGTTCATTAATTTGTTTGGTGTAAAAATAATTTCTATTAAATAAAACTTCAAAAGAATTCAAAATAGAAACAATATCTCTTACAGGGCATAAGATTTTAGTGTAAGGAAAGAGTGCCTTGAGAAATGGTGTTTTTTTAGTCCATCCACGACAACTATCAAAAATGACTGGTTTCTCTATGTGCTTATAATATCCATCAAAAACCCCATACATTAGATTTTTTCTTTGGTCTTCTGTGATATTAAAGTTATTTTCACCACTTGTAATCACATCAATTGAGGTTCCTGTAAGTCCTTGTACTGGTGATGCAATATCGGCATAGAAATCTGGGTTTTGTTTAAGAATACCAGAAAGTAATGTAGAACCAGACCTTGGAAGGCCAGAGATAAAATAAAAGGATTTCATAAAGAATTAGGTTTCTTCAGTCTGTGTTGGATATTCAATACTACCTTTTGGAAGAGCAATCAGGTTAAATGAGATTGAGATGCGTTCTTCATCGTGATTATTGGTCTCTACTGAATGTGGTAAGTAGGAAGGAAAGAGAATAATATTACCTTCTACTGGTTCTATACGAATACTTTCTCCCGTGAACTGATTCTTTTGTGACGTGAGAGCACAACCTTTCCACATACGATTGATTGCAGGATTTTGAAGTACCAGTTTTCCACTTTCATCAGGTGCTTGGAGATAAAAGACACCAGAGAATACTTCACCGTGAACGTGTTCACTATTCATACACTGACGAGTATCATTAACGTTTAACCACGCAGAAGTAAGTGCAATATCACAATCCACAAAGTCCAAATCTGCAACTGCCTTAAATCCCAACTGGCAGAGATACTCAAAAAGTGGACGAAGTTCTTCTACTCCTTGTAATGTTTCTGGAGAGTGATAACCAGCAATATTTGATTTTTGTACTGATGGATTTTCTCCCTTATAAGTTCTTACTGCATTCAGGAAAATTTCTTTGTGTTCCTCAAACTCTGGATATTCACTCTGCCAGAGAGGAACCGAATAAATGGGCATTAAGTTCATAGTGTTTTCAGTGCAAGTTTCTTATATTGTACCATATTTAGATTGTTTCGTAAAGCAATGTGTTTTGTATTCTCGTTCCCAATGTGAACTTATAATCTCTAGGAAACTGCTTCACAATAATAAAGACTCTTTTGATTAATTCACTTGCGTCCTTATATATTTTAAGTTCTTCTATCATAATGTTAAAAAATAGCGGTTACAAAGTACAAGTCACAAAGTACAAGATTCAATAAGTTACACACCTGAAGGCACGGACACAGAGAGTGGCAACCCTACCGTTGGTGCTGCAGTGGCCAGCATGGAAGTCCACGAATTTAGCGATGTGCGCATTATGGCCCGGTGTACTACTCCAGTAGCGAGCGATGCTGCAGGCGTGAGTGCCACAGGAGTAGCAGGGTGATGGACCCCAGAAGGACCTACAGACGTATCCTGGGTTCTGGAGTTGTGATAATGTTGGTATAAACCATCCGGTGCATCCTGATACTTGTTGTGCTCTGGTACTAGCATCCCCTCGGTTGTACCAGTTTCTTGAGACTTCTGCACTATAAGGGGACACAATCCATCTCAATGGTGATGCCTTACAAATAAGAAATCCTCCTTCATATGGGTTACCTACATTTGGTGCTATTGTAGTAAAACTATAAGTATTAGCACCAGTGGTGTTAAGTCCAACAAAATCTCCAGAAGTTGATTTTATCAAACCACTTGGAATAACTGTAAATATGGTTGAACCATAAGAAATATTTGATGTTGGGACTATAGTAAGAACTCTTAAATTGGTCAGAGAAGTTTTTAATTGATCAACACCAAAAGTATCAATTCCAGAACCTCCTGCACTCCCAGTCCGTAAAGTAAGAAATCCGGTTGTTGCGATACCAACTGCCTGACTAAAAGTTATTACTATTGATGTGTTGACTGCAACTGATGTTGCTCCGTTAACAGGAGAAAACGAAACAATAGTTGCAGGAATATCGAATCCTGCAGCAGTCAATGTTCCTGCAATTGAAATATTTCCAGGAATTCCTTGCATTGTAATTCCTGTTCCAACACTCATAATTCCGGTCAGACCATTAATTGTAATTGTAGAGTTTCCAGATCCTACTGTTGCAATGCCAGCCGCAGAAATGTTACGACTATCATCAATTGCAGTTACATTGTTTACTTTTATTGCCATGATTTTTAAAAATTAATGTTTACTTTTTTAAATGTGCGAACTAGATGAGAATATTTTTTACTCAAAACAACAGGAAAATTAGCATTATTATTTATAACATAAGAATTATTAATATCAATTTCTGTGTTTGTCCAATATAATTCATCATTTTTCAAATATTTTTTATAAAACTGCATTTCATAATAATCAGGAATATACCAACCAGAAGTTCCAGTATCTTCTTCTGTTTTTTGAATTGCCTTATCAAATTCATACCAAGTCAATAACATCTCACTTTTTTCGGGAGAAATGACTACATACCAACTATTCTCTTTTGAAATTACAATTCCACCTTCTAATGATTTTCCAATTGGATCTTCAGTTACAAACTTAAATTCTTTATCTCCATTCATAGAAAAACCAGAAAAAGAAGAACCATTAATTTTAGAAATTATAAACCCATCACTCATCAACATATAAATTTCAGTTTCATATGGAAATGGATTTGTTGGTTGTATAATAATTTCCCATGCACTTATGATTATTTTATCACTTAAAATATCAAAAGATTCAATAAGTTCTCCTGTCTTTGAATTTTTTCTTAATTCAATTGTTCCAGAAGAACCAAATTTAATTTCTTGATTGGAAACTAAAACAATTGGAGAAAAAACTGGTGCTTGATTTGATCCGTTAAATATTTTTTCCATTTAACTTAATATTAAGGGAATTGAAAGTCCTGCAGCAGTAAATGTTCCTGCAATTGAAATATTTTTAATGCTACCAGTACCACTAAAAGTTATTCCAGTACCAATAGTAAAATTAGAATTGGGTATAATATTTACAATTGAAGACCCTGCACCAACAGTCATTACGCCAACATTAGAAAAATTTCTACTATCATCAATAACAGTAGTTCCTAAAACTTGAATTGCCATATTCGTTATTACTCGGCTTTCTTTTATTTAGTATTCTTAAGCTCTTTTACTTCTTTCTTGAGTTCTTTGATTGCTTCTATCAATACTCCAATAATACCATTATAGTTGACTGATTTAACTTCACCTTGTTTTACGAGTTCTGGGAGTACTTCTTCCAGTTCTTGTGCAATCACACCATAAGAACTTCTACCAGTTTCTTTCCAGTCAAATGAAACACCACGAAGTTGTTCTGTGATTTCTAATGCATTTCCTATTGTATGAATATTCTCTTTGAGATTTATATCACTAGTGGAATTAAAATCAACTGCAGTCATAGTTCCTGTAGAAGGATTATATTTCAGTTTAGAGGTAGAAATACCTGATGCAGTAATAGTTCCTGATGTAGTTGCAGTAAAGAGGGGGAAGAACTCTTGATTTGTTGTAGTATTATCAAATACTGTAGAACCTGCGCCAGTTAATCCACTTCCATTACCAACAAAAGAGGTTGCAGTCACCACACCGGTTACAACAACACCAGAAGGATTTACATTGAGTATTGATGAACCAACCGAAACCGCAGTAATATTTCCAGAACTCGGAGAGAAAAATCCAGTCTGAACATCACCAGCAAAATGAATACTTGGAGCAGATGCCGAAGCAGGAGCAAATGCTGTAGATGTAATCACACCAACATTAAAGGGTGCGGCATCTACCCAGAATGCATCAGTACCATATCCAACAACATTCTCATCATAATAGATGAAAGTTCTTCCATAATCTGGACTGTACCATAAGTCACCAGAACCGGGTAATAACGGTGCTGTGGTACTGATACTGATTGAACCACCACCTCCACCACCCTCAAAGAAGATGGTTGCAATACCAGTGTTTGAGTTATATTGTGTTGTAGAAACCCCTGCACCTTTAAAATTAATAAAAGTAACTGCATACCCAACAACACCACCAGTAGTTCCAATACCAATACCCTTGTATGGACTATTGGATAAGTTTAGATATTGACCATCACCATAATAAGTAACAATACCTGATGTTGCAGTAATAATACCAGAAGAAACCTTTACTGTTCCTAATGTACTGATACCAGTAACATTGAGATTGGTGCTCCTTAAATTAGTACTATTAAAAGTCGTAATGGTTCCTGCAGTACCAGTCAGGTTTGTTATGGTTCCAGAAGTACTATTAAAAGTCGTAATGGTTCCTGAAGTACCAGTCAGGTTTGTTATGGTTCCTGATGTACTATTCAGGGTAGTAATCGTTCCTGCAGTGCCAGTCAGGTTTGTTATGGTTCCACTTGTAGAACCCAATGTGGTAATGGTTCCCACACCAGCATTTACATTTCCACTAAATGTAGTTGCGGTAATAACACCAGTGATTCTTGCATCACCGACAACAAAGAGAGCAGATGTTGGATTTGTGGACCCAATACCAAGATTACCAGAAACATAAGTTCCACCAGTGACTTGAAGTCTTTGTGATGCTGTTCCTGTAGAGGTACCAGAACCAATCAGTACTGGTCCATTGGTGAATGTAGAGATTCCACCAACAGAAAGATTATTATAAACTGTAAAGTTAGTAACTGCGATTCCGGTTGCATTCAGTGTTGCAATCGTTGCAATACCAGTTACATTGAGATTGGTATTCGTTAGATTGGTAATATTACCGGTTACAATTGTACCAATACCAGTTACATTAAGATTTGTACTGGTAAGATTGGTAACAATCCCAGTTGTAATCGTTGCAATACCAGAAACATAAAGGTCTGTTACACCGATTCCACCACTAACGTGAAGAGTGTATTGTGGATTTGTGGTACCAATACCAACCTTGTCAGTTACAATATCGGCAAAAATGAGATTGGTATTGACCTCCAATCCATTTTTTATGACGAATGACTTATTTATTGCAGCCATTGGGTTTCACTCTCCACCCGTTGAATTTTAAGTATTTATCTATGTAACATTCCGAATAACGACTTTTGCATCTCCTGTACTTCCACCTTGTTGAGTGGATACTACAGTCACAGAACCATCAGTATATCCACTTCCTCCACCTCCTCCACTACTATTTGTTCCACCATTACCACCAGTGGCACCAGAACCACCATTTCCACCACCAAGCACTGTTTCTATAGAGAAATACCCACATTCATAAGGAATACTATAGGTATCATCATAATAAACTGAAAAATCTTCATATCCTGTTACACGGAAAATAAATTCCCTAGCAAATGTTGGGAGTCCATTATCGTTTCTTTGGAAAAATAATTCCCAGATATTACTACTTTGTTGAATCAGAGAACTTACTGAGATTCCACCCGAAACTGTAGCACCTCCTGCTGCCAGTGAACCAACTGATATAACACTACCATTAGTGGGAGATTTAACCCTATCTATATAAATGCTATAAGATCTATAGTTGATATTTGGAAAATTTCTTTGAATGGTAAAATATCCACTAACCTCTCCAGGATACGGAGAGGGTGGTTGTCTTACTTGATTCCAACTAACATTGGCAGTTGCCCCATCTGGTGAAGTATTGACAGTCACAACACCTGTGTCATATGTAACATTTCTAGTTTCGATTCTGTACCCACTATCACCACCAGTATCATAACAAGTTCGTGAGACATAAGGACCTTGTTGAGTAAATTGTGCTTGACCCTTTCCCGCAGTTTGACGAATGTCATAACCAGACTTAAATCCTCTGGTAATAGATGCAGAATTAGAGACTAATGTTCCATTTCCAAGATATATTTTACTTATACCAACATCAGAACACGGAGATTTTCCTTGAGATAACCAATAGTTTCCTTTAGGACAAGGTATTGTTCTTCCTCCTGTTTGTCCTGTTGCTTTTGTATCTGGACTAATTGGTGTTAAATTTGATGCAGATCCGAAAATGCCATTAGGGGGCAAAGTTCCTGCAGAAACAAATGATCCACCAGAACCAGCACCTCTGCCCCCCCCAGATGCCCCGACAACATTAATTCCACCACCAGCACCACCATTGCCCCCAGACGCAGCATCACCACCTCTGCCCACAACCGCAATCAAAGAACCTTTACGATAAATGAAGGGGCATTTATTTACAATATCTAATCCTGCAATCGTATATTCTTCATTCTTTTTCATAGTAAATCTAATTCTAGAATATCCTCCTTGACCTCCGGTATATGACCCCGAATTTTGCCCCGCACCACCATAAATATCCATTTCTAAATTGATATCTGACTCCGGAGCATATAAAGATATTAAACTTGTTCCACTAGTATTATATTGTGAAAGAATTGTCAATTCTCCCTGATTTAATAAATCGTGTGAACTTAATTCTGCAGTCGATGATGTTGTATCATATTTTTCAATATTAATAAGTCTTCTTAATGGTATAACTCCAAAATCAACAACATTAGAATATAACGGAGAATTAGATGCAATAGAATTGATGATTCTTACCTGTACTGTACTTACTCCAACTTGAGAAGAAGAAATATTTAAATTTGGTGTATTGGATCCACTTACTGTTGAACTATCAGTAAGATCAGCACCATTCAACGACCACTGATAGGAAACAGTTCCTTGAGAAGTATCAGAAGATGATGCAACAACATTAAAAACAGCATTTACATTTTCTACGGCAGTTGCTTCTATTGGTTGAGTTGTAATACTTAATACTGGAAATACTGTTAATATTCCAACATTTGAACTGAATGGTTCATTAATTGCATTACCAGTAGACCTTGCAGTACCGGCAGTAATAGGTGCTTGTCCATATGCAGATGGAACATAATCTGCTACTACATATATTTGACGATTATGATCAGTTGGTGTAATTAAATTTGATAAAGTTAAAGTAGTTGTTGCTGCTCCTGTAACATATGTTCCATTAGAAATTGCTCCATTTTGATCGTACCACTGATATGAGATACTTCCAGTTCCAGATGCTGTTGCAATCCCAGTAAAAGTTGCAGTTCCTCCTCCGGTTGATCCAATAATAACACCAGTAGATGCAACACCAACAGGATTTTGAGTAAATGATAAAATAGGTCCGTTTAGATCTAAAGTTGTTTGTTTCATTTTACTTTGTTTTAGTTAGCAAAGTTTTGACCGACAACCACTCCATAAAGTCCTACACTGGTAATATTACTACCATCAAAAGTTTTAAATGTATAAATGTCAGAACGACTTGCTGTTGGAGTTACAATCGGAAGAACACCACCACCAGGCCAATAAACAGGAATTGCAGTTCCGACAGAATTCCTAAACGTATCAATACCAACAGTGCGACTTCCCGTAGAATCCTGATCTATTTTAATCGTAAATTCAGTGGATGCAGAGGGAGGATTGAGTAGATTAAACTGATCAATATTACTTGTTGCAGTACAAATAAATGACTGTGCCTTGGAAAGGTCTATTGTTACCTGATTTGCAACAACCGATAAGTACTCTACATTTTCACTATAAGTCTTAAATCTTGTGTGACCTTCAATATCAAGTTTTGCTCTCGGTGACGTGGTTCCGATTCCGACAGAAGTAGAGTTTGTTGTAATTATGGTTCCACCAGTACCAACATTTAATGTTGTTGTAGTAATAATACCCGCACGAATATTACTTGATGAACCATCTAATCGGAATGATGTAGAGGTCAACATTCCACCAACAACCACATTACCTGTAGTAACCAATCCAATAAATGTAGAAGTACCATTCACATAAAGTGAAGTTGATGAAGTTCCAATTGCACCAAGTTCTAAATTAAACCTTGGAACAGAAGTACCAATACCAACATTATTCAGTGCAGTGTTGTATATTCCTCCGGTAATATTAGTCCACCCTGCAGCAGAGATATTTACATTTGACAATAAACTTCCATCACCAGAGAAATAAGATGCAGTAATTGTTCCACCAATATTTGTATTTCCATTTACATTCAACTTAAAGGTATTTGCAGTCGTTCCAATTCCAACACCACCAGTTGCATTCACAGAGAAGAGTGAAGATCCTGCACCGATTACAAGTCTAGAAGTTCCTGCACTGGTAGTTGCAATTCCGACACGATCAAAAATCATATGATTTTCGGTTTCAGAAATGCTTATATTTCCAAAACGATACCAATCATTTTCTAAAGTATAAATCCAACCAACATATCCACCCCGATTTGGATCTGTATAGTATGCGATATCTCCAGGGTTTCCTGAAACTGTTGGTTGTGTGACTCCAACAGTATATTTACGTGATACTGTTGCATCTCCTTGAAGGAAAATACTATTTGCCTCAATTCCATCAGGTGCATTTGAGGTAATCTTTTGATTAAAAATTACCGGACCATCAAATTCAGAGATGAGTTTTCCGTCTGTTCCACCTTCAACACGAATTGAACGAGAAACTGAAATTTCAAGAGGAGTCAGAGCATCAAATCCAATACTCACTGCAGATAAAATATCCTCTCCGGTCACAGTCGGAATCGGAGAGTCAAAAACCTGTTCTTGTCCTGTTGCAGAGTTTACTTTCTTATTTCCCACATAAAATGCACCACGATCATTCATTCCTGTGAAGACAACCAGACCACCATCCACTTTGGTGGATTGAGAGAGTATTTCCTCTTGATCTGATAAAACTCTATCTTGACGATCTGGAAATGCCGTGGAATAGTTTCCTGGACCAAATCCAACATACTCAAAGGTATGTCCCGATGCACGAATAATAGAGTGTCTTCTTAATTCAATCGGACGAAGTTTGATTCTACGAACAACAGAACCATTATCGTGAGTAGATGCATTCGTTCCATAAACTCCTCTAAAAACATAAACAGGGTTTCCTGTGACTGTTGTTTTGATTCTCATTATTTCAGAATCAATCAGCAAATAATCTCCAATATTTAAGTCTAAACTGGTGATATTTTGTATATTAAAGTTATCAACCGTTGCAGTGTTGATTGCAGAAGAAAGAGTTGTTGTAATTCCTGCATATTGTGGTTCTAATCTTCCGGCAATATTCTCATCTTCTGTAGTAACTGTTCCTCCTTGTGATCCAAATGCCTTAATATAGATTGTTTTTGTTCCTGTTGTGGCCGGAGATGTAGTTCCGATTCCAACAAAGGTTTCGAATTGAACCAGACTATTGACTTTTTTAACCAGAAAATCTGAATTAAAGAGAGAAGAGTTTGCTCCACCAATGGTAATTTTATTTCCGACCGATAATCCGTGATTTTGAATCGTAGTAATCGTTGAGATTCCAGTTGTGTTATCATAAGTAAGTGTAGTAATATCAATTGATTTTCCTGCATTAATTGCTCGGGAATATGCAGTTACAGTAACTCCAATTCCAGTCGTAGAGGCATTTCCAACTGCTGATGCAGATTCGACCTGAAGTTGTTTTATATTTCCGGTTGCAATACCAGTGATTTTATAGACAGTATTATAACCATTCAGAGTAGCAGGAACAACTCCGGCAACCGTGAGACATTCTCCAATATGATTATAAACACCGGTTACAGTCACATATCCTTGCACGAATCCAGATGTTGTTGCGACTCCAACCACCGCAAGAGTATTTCCGATTCCATATGCAGAACCACCATCAATAATCTTAACCGCAGTAATGGATCCAGATGCATTTACAGTGATTCTTGCAGTTGCATTTGCTCCTGTGGTCGATCCTGCAAATCCAACCAATCTTGCATTATAAAGATTTTCAACTCCACCAGATCCTACACCATAAGCAAGACCGGCACTTGTAATACCAACAGATGTAATCGGATTAAATCCGTGATCGATTGCAGTATGAAATGTATGTGCAATTCCAGTACTGGAAGATACAATATCTGTAAGTCCAACTCCTACACCAAAATCAATCAGACCTTTACTTAAACTTTCTTTTGTAATGCTACTTTGTGGATCATCAACAACAACCTGACCGATTGGATTTGAGAGAGCAAATGATGTTGCTGCCTTTGGATCCGAAACTGGATTATCACGATTCAGTTGTGGATATAGATTTTGAATAGGTTGAGAGAATCGTAATCCCGTAAAAGGAGCAACAGATGGACTATTCGATGCATTTACAACTAATAAGTGATATACACCATCCTGTTCTCCGGGAATATAAGGTTCAATTTGTTGAGCTCTATAAACAATCAAAGTTTCTCTATATTGTTTGCGAACAAATCTTGGAAGTGATGTTGTTCGAGTCGAAACATTATTCACAAAGGTTCCTGGATTTGTGGTTAGACCTACAGTAAACTGTTTGAGACTTGAGATTCCAACGACACTATAACCAAAATTAAATCCAGAGTTGACTGTTCCGGCAGTATTTGCAGAACTTACAACATTTAGAATACTTACCTGACTTCCAATAGACAATTCGTGAGGAAGTTCTGTATCAAAATATGCATATGTTCCATCCCAACTTGCATTCGAAATAATACGAAAGTTTCTTATCTCATTTTCGTTTGAGATTGAGACCGTTGTTGGACTAAATGCCTTGGCAACTTCTGCGTCTGATGAACCAATTGTAGTGGAGGATTCTTGAATAATAAATCCGTCCAGTGGTGGTCTTGCAGATGTAACACCAGCAGATGCAGGAATTACATAACGAAGTCTATAAATTGTATCCAGAACACTTCTTGGATCAACTTTACGATAGAGATATGTTCTGGGTGTGGATGCTCCAAGAGCAGTAGTTCCCAATGAAACAATCGTAGAGTAAATACTGTTTTGTGTAGATGCAGCAGAAACATTTATATACCAGTTATTTTGAGAAGTATCATACTGAATCGGATGTCCAAAACTACCAGGAGTTTTATCAACAACTCGACTTTCGATTGTAAGAATTCCACCCTTATTATTTACTGAAATTGGTGTATCATTAATTGCATCATTTGGTGTTTTTGCAAGTTTAATTTGTGTAGTAGATGTTATTCCGGTTCCAGAAGTAATCGCATAATAAGTTATATTTGAAATAATTCCATCGGGAAGATTTCCAGTAAAACTTTTTACACGAACCGATTCTCCTTCAATAAAAGTATGAGGTTGTGTGAGTGTAAAGACATTTGAGGTAATACTGCTCACACCCGCAATAGACTGTGCAACCTGAAAGGATTTGATTGCGATTGTTTCATTTGCAGTTCCTTGAGTGTCTGGCATTACAATATTTGCCGAATACTCTTGAGACGATCCAGAATTCGAAATTAATACGTTCAGAGTATCATCTGTTTTTGCACCGACTCGATATCCCTGAAGAACATTTTGTGGTGGAGTTGAGGCATTTGTTTCATTATAAAGATATAGACGACTTGTGCTTGCAACTCCAACAGTTTTTGCAACATCAATTCCAATAAACTCAATCGTTCCTTCGAGAGTTTCAATTTCTCTTGGTGGAATTACGTGAGTAATATACCCTACATCATCTCTTGGGAATGCATTTCTCTTGAATCCAGTTGCAAGAAGTGACTTTGATCCAAAGTTGGAGTTGGAGTTATTAATTGATTGATCTCCACCACTTTCTGCATTAAAGTGCGAATGAAATCCAATTGCAAAAATAGATACGTTTTGAATATATGCATCATTAATGGTTCGAATATGAAAACTCTCATATGCCGGTTTATAAACTGCTCTTGAATTGATACTTAAATTCTCATTTCCAGGAACAGTGCTGTCCGTATATTGTCCGGTGGTTGTATTATAAAGAACGAATGCACGATCATCTTTTTGTAGACTGATTCCTGTAAATTGTGCAAGAACCATCGACTTAAATCCTGTTGCCTTATCACCATCCGACAAAACTCCACACATTCCATAAACAGAACGCAAGGAAACATTAAAAATATATGGAGATGCAGAGGCAACAGTATCAGTTTTGAGAGATAAAGATGCTCCTGTGACCGAAGGAAGAGCATTTATTGGTGCATTTTGAACCTGATAGGTAATCTGATTTGTTGCAGGAACACTTGTAACAACAAATTCTCCATTATAATCGTTATCTGATACATTATTAATTCGGAATGCGGTATCAACATCCAATCCGGTTATAGATTCTAATGTTGCAGTAATGGTTGTGGTCGGAGTGATACCATTTCCAGCACGAATACTTGTAATTCCAATATTACCTCCTGTTGGTCCCACAATACGATACTCACCAATTTTTGGTTGAATATCAAGACCCGAAGAAGGATAATCTGGTTGAATTTGACGACCTGATGCTTGCCCATATGCAAGACCAACCTTCTCATAATACATTTCTAGATCTGTGCGATCTGTAGAGTAAGTTTGGAAAGCATCAGAAATACTTACATCATTTACACCATCTGCATACTCAAAGCACGAAAGTTTATGATGTGAAAAATTCGGAACAAATAAATTGTCCGTATAATCTGTGTAACACTGTCCATTTGGATCTGCATCAAATAGTGAGAACTGCCAAAAATAACAAGTACCAGTCACACGAAAGATACAAGACCTTTCAATATTATCATTTGTTGGATTCGGAACATATTTGGGACGGATTTTTGTTTTTCTTAAATCCAGTCCAACAAGTGAAGTACCACGAGGTATGATTACTCCACCGTGAATACTATTCAGTTTATAGAGTTGATTGTCGGGAGAAGATAAATCAAAGGTCGTTGTTAAATCAAAAGGTGGAAAATCATTAGAGGTTTCTCCACCACGAAGTCTGTAATTATTTGCACCATCTGGAATCCAACCAGGACGATTATCAACAATATGATCTCCAGGATAAACAAGAATCGTAGTCTTATCAAATCTATCATTATCCAGACCAATCTGATATGAGAATCTTGCAGATTCAATCAGTGCTCTTTGAATTGTTTTAAATGGACGTGTTAAACTATTTCCTTGATTTTCAATATTATCAGTCGAGTCAAGGCTACTAGGGTCAACATATAAAATTGTACCACGTACTGACTTAAGAAAATTATCTAATCTGGAGAGACCCATTTTTTTATTACTTATAGTTTCCGTTATAAGTTATTTATCATACGACAAAACCTCCGGTGAAGGAGGTTTTGGATTTACAAAAGTAAAGTTTAATATCTGGATATTTTAATAATAAGAGCACATATCATTACAGAATAACTTAGAAGAAATGCGTGAAAATAATCCACGAGTAAAAATTCTTGTTTACTCTTTTATGTATGATTTTTATGAGTAATATTACTCACTTTGTTTTGATTTACTGATAAGATATTCAACAGTATTTACAACGTCATTCATCGCATCACGGAGATTTAAACTTTGCCCCGATTCCATATCAAAAGTGGATGGGTCTGTAAGTGTCCATCTCCACTGATTCATATCTTGATTATACCAGAGATTTATGATCATTCTTACAGTATTCCAAGTTAACCCAATTCAGAAGAGCATTTATTTCTGTTTTCTTTTTTTCAGTAAAATCATTACCTTTACTGAATAAGTAGAAATCTAGTGCTTCGATAGCAAGTTGTCTGTCTTTTTGTGATAGTAATGACATTTTATGTTTTATCAGGGGCCTGTATATACTAATTTATCTTCTTCTAATGTGCTACGAACGTATTGTAATACATTCATAAACTCATCTACAGTATCACAGGACACTTTCCTCTCACTACCTTCGTTAGAATACAAATATACTGTTCTTTTGAGGGTGTCCACAACGCATCTTGTCAGATACTCTTCTTGCATTTGAGTCATTTTGATTGCTTATGTATTATAAGGCACTGAAGAAGTTTTGTCAAGGAATTTATTTCAAATTTAACCAATCTTGTCCCGGATAATCTTTGGCAGATGTTCCCTCATATTCAACAATCAATTTTTCCATATCTTTTCTTTCTGCATAAACAGTAAAATAACAATTTGTTGGTCCACTTTCTCTATTTTTGATTATGATTTGTTGTCCCCAGATTATTTTTTCCACATAAAGTTCTTGATAAGTTCCATATGGCGTTAAGTTTACACTTATTGACTCTGGATGAATCAAATCTTTCCAATATTTTGGAAGTTCAATTACATTTGTATCTTCCAATTTTCCACGAAAATACACTGCAATTTCTGGCCCTTCTAAACTAATATGTCGCAGACGATGTGTTTCTGGTTTGGAGGGATGTGGAATATCAAACGGTTTTGCAGGAAGTGCTTTTGCAAGATTAATGTCTGAGATTATGTTAACACCAGAAACAGTTAATGATCCAAGAACATTTAAATTTAGATCTATAGCTACACTACCATTAAAATATGAAGTCGTTGCATCAACAAAAAATTGTGCAATCGGGCCCGTGCTTCTTTCTAAAGTTACATTTGCAGTGCTCGTGCCATCTAAATGTAGATAAACATAATCTGATGGAGTACTCAAGAGCACCATTGAGACATCATCTAAATTAAATGTCGGGTCCTCAAATATATTTGTAAAATCATCATTTTGACGAAATTTATATTGTGCTCCGGGACCCGAAAATGTTCCATAGTTTTGAAATAAAAATGCCATTATGCATCAACCTCAGTAATCAATATTTCTACATCTCTTCTTGTTGCAAAGATATGATAAAAACAATTGATTGGAATTCCAGATTTGGACTGAAGATATACCTTATTATTTCCGATTCTTTTTACAATAATATCCTGATGTGCTCCAATTGGAGTGAGAGAGACTGTAATCGTAGTCTCATCAATTAATTTTGTCCAGTATTCTGGGAGTTCAATTTCTGTTCGATTCAGAACTCTTCCACGACAATACACTGCGTTTTCTGGACCCTCTAAACAAGAATGAATGAGTTTCTTTTCTGGTTTCGTAGGATGGTCAATAATAAAGTTTTTGATTTGTGCCTGAAGAATTCTTGTTCTTACAATATCTGCCTCAATAAACCTTGATTTTAGAAGTTCATCTACTCTTACAAATCTTTCAAATCTTGCCATCAATTTACACCAAAGAGAATATATTGGTGCAGTTTTTACATCTTCATTTGCCGAAACTCCAACCATTAGTGATGCCTGTGCTGCTGAAAATTGTTGTGCCGCACCAACCTGTAATGGTCCTTCTACAAAAGAAGAACCTCTGATTTTTGTGGGACCAACTCCAAGGGCAACTGGCACACCAGCACCTACAACAAGTTGTCCACCTACTGCAATATCATCCACACAATCTGACATTTGTTTTACTCCTTATTTACAAGATTCTTTAGACTGAAAATCCTTTCCACCAACCTTACTATCTTTGACTGCAACTGCATCAGTAATTTGACGAATCATTGATGAGTATATTTTCATACCACTATTTGCTGCCATTTCTACATTTCCTGGACTTGCTAGTTTTAGAAAAGTCTTGGCATTTACCAAAACTTTTTTTCCGTCCATTTTTATATTTTCACTTGCATTCATTGTAATATTTCCCTTGCTTCCCCCTTCACCCACAGCAACCATTTCAATATCGGTTGCCTGCATTCTAATTTTACCATTTCTTGCAATAATGTCAATGTTTCCATTTTTTGCACAAATCATCAAAGTATCTTCTGCTTCTTTTTTATCATCTCCCGATACAATTGAAATTCTACCTGGAGCAGTGATTTGAGTACATCCTTTTCTGGGACCATCCTTATCTAGAACAATCGAATGTCTTCCATCAGAAGCCTGAATTAAAACATCGGCAATTACATCACCTGGTTTATGAAGATGACCGAGAGTAATTGATCCGTGATCGTTACTTCCAATACAATTTGTTGTATATGTTTTTTTAGAAGTTGTGTTACCAGATCTATCGTTAACAGTATTTTGTGCAGTTGCCATCAGGTATAAAAATTAAATGAGATTTGTGGGAGTTCCCGGAATATTGAGTCTGGGATTGTTGCTATTGTTATCGGTACCAAACTTCTCAATTGCACTTGGAGCAGTTGTGACTTCTGCCGTGATGCTTTCTTGAAGAGTATCATAAACACGAATGAGTGTTCCGACTGTCTTATAGTATCCTGCATAACGAATACCGTTTTCATAGAAAACAGCACCATAGTAAGGTCTTCCACCTATGTATCCAGTTTGTTTGAGACCGACAAGATCGGTCACCTGAATGAGTTTCTGATTGTCTCTGGTCAGAGCAGGATCAATCGGATCTCTTACAACTCTGAATACTGGTCGGAAGGAAGCATTCACTCCCGTATCTGATATCATAGTGATTGATGGATACTCTGGGAAACAGGTACCATTATCCAAAATTTTGACTCTAGAGATTCTTCCAAAAGAATCACAAACATAATCTAAAATTACACCATTATCCGGAACAATTTGAAGTTTATCTACTCCACAATTATAGTTGATTCCAGGATTTTCGACAATTACTTCATCAAGTATCAAACAAACAGGATATTGTGGTGGAGGGGGCAATTCACCCGTTCCTGGTGGTGTTGGTCCTGGTGGTGTTGGTCCTGGTGGTGTTGGTCCTGGTGGTAGGTCCACACATTTTTGAGTTACTGGGTCATACTCTTGACCTGGAGGACAATCAATCGGCGGTTTAATACATTTTTTAGTAATCTTATCATATACTTCACCAGGAGGACAAATATTAATACATTCTCCGGTTTTTGGATCTAGTATTTGCCCAGGAGGACACTCTTTGGGTGGAGGTTCACATTTTCCAGTGATTGGATTTAGTTTTAATCCAGGAGGACAGGCATAACCATTTCCAGGATCGTCTACAATTACTCTTGATATAATTCCCTTTCCCTTAACCAGTTTAGGACAGGGTGGTGGAATTAAAATCGCAGAAACACCAATGGGATTTGTCGTCCAGGGAAGAGGAGCAACTTTACTGACCGATGAGTTTTTAATAATCTCTACAAAAGTCACTACAGGATTTTCTCTGAATCCAGTGTTTGCTATTCTAATGTTTGAGAGTTCTAATTGTACTGATTTTTTTCCTTTTGTTGCATTAAACAAAAATGTTCTTTTGTCCTCAAATACCTTAGCCCTTCCTACCTCTATTCCATCAACTCGAACGATTACTAAATCATCTGCTAGTGCAGTTAGATTATATTTACCATCTTCAGGGAAATCAACATTTCTCCAAGTCATAATCCAAGTTTTTCCCTGAATTTCTTCTGTTGGAGTCAAAGTATTCTCAAAGAATGGGGATATTAAACCAGGAACATAACTTGCAAGAGCAGGACCTTCATAAGTTACACCATCTTTATTTGTTCCGGAACCATAAGTTTCGATGTTGGTATTAACAGGTGCTGCATTTGGTATTGCAGTAGGAGCATAAAATGCAACACCTTCACTTACATAACCAAGTGCGGGTAGTGTTGGTATTTCATTTGTATCTGCAGTATAAAAATGTTCTCCTGGAATCGGACCAAATACACCAATTCCTGGAGGTCTATAAAATCTAAAAACTTCAATTCGATTTGGTCCAGGTTGTGAATATACAAGACCAACAATTCCTTCGAAGGAATATCCAGCCAATATTGCAGAACTTTTTTCACCACCATCAATTGTATATAAGTGATCTCCACCATTAAATAAACGATACACTGGAACTGTTTCGGCAACATTTGTGGATTCTTTTCTGAACATCTTCCACGCAGTACCTTGAGAATTTTCAGGTTTGAGTAGATTTTCGTCTAATAATTCTTCTTTTGGATTGGTAGTATAAAAGTGTGTTGCACCTGCTGGTCCACTAAAATCTTCAGTATAATACCGGAGCATATCAACCAATATGATATCACTCACCGATGGTCCTGTAGATGGAACAGATATTTCCCAATCTCTGGTACTAAAAACTTTGATTGGAATATCAAATGCTCTTTCGATAGGTGTATTAAAAACTTCGACTTCAATTTGATGAGTTCCTTTTTCCAAATAAACTTTTTCTAATCTTGGATTGGATACAGTAAATGGATCTAATTTCGATACTTCCTTTCCATCAATTAAAACTCTTCCAGTATTATCGACAGTTCCACGAACTCCATAAAATCCAGGATATGGAAGTTCGACAGTCCAGGTGTTTGTAAAATTAACTCCTGCCCTATCAGTTTCATCAGTATCAAATGGTGGAACTGGTGAAATTGCATACCGATTCATAAACTTGGACCAGGCAGTTCCCTTGGTTGGATCACCTGTAGTACGTCTCACTGGATACCACTGTTCCTTTGATGTTGGAAATCTTGTTGACCAAATTGGATTTGGAGGGCATCTTCCGGTTTGAATTGGTGCTGGTTCTTTTGGAACAGGAAGTGGTGGGGCATCAATACTCACCGAAATTCCCATTGGATTTTCATTAAAAGATTTTGGAGATACAATTTCTCCGGTTGTAAATGTAGTCTCAATATTGACTGCAAGAACCATTGGATTTCTTGTAGCAATCGGTCCAACTTCAATATTTTCTAACTCTGCACGAATCGTATAGTTTCCTTGATTAAATGTATATACCTGATCTAAATCTGGATTTCTTTTTCCTGGGGCATAAAAACCTTCCTTACGAATTAAAGTTTCACCAATATAAAGAGAGACATTATCATCCACAGCAATTTGAATTCTATAATCGCCAGTAACCGGAAAGGTTACATTATTCCAAATAATAGTATGAATTCCTGCAAATGATTTAACCTGTGCCTCTGCGGTTGAAGTGTCAAAGGGGCATACACCATAACGATCAAGTAAACCGGATGTAAGTGATGCTGCCGGATTTGTTCTCCAAAGAGTACGATTTGCCTTTGAAATATAATCAACAGTATTAAAAACATTTTCATTTCGAATCGTAGATGGTGCCGATGCTCTTGGAACATCCACAGTCGCATTTCCTACAATCTCAAATACGGGTTCTTTGGTTTCTACATAAGTCGAAGTTCTTACAGTTGATGATGTAGTGATTGGTTGAGTAATTCTTCTAAAAAATCCCCCTTGAGTTGTGAGAGTAAAAGAAGTAACTCCTTCATATTTAATAGGTGTATAGTTATTATTATCAGGATCTTCTGGTTTAAACTTATCAATTATTGCAAAGGCATTCAAGGATTCCTGAAATAATATACCAGCAAATCCACTTCCTTCTCCTTCTGCACCTCTACCAGTTAAACTTAAAATATGAGTTATATACGGAACCCAAGATTGATTTCCATCAAAAGCAGTATTTTGATTCAGTTCAACATTATCATTATTAATCATTCCAGCAGACATTCCAATAAAAAGATCGGATTGTTTATATTCTGGATTTGGAACAATTGTAATCGGACCATAAAGTCTTCCCCCCTTCAAAAATACTTCTCCTCCAAAATCACCACCCAAAGGTCTTGCTCCAGGACCTACGGTTATTGCCTTTCCTGCAAATCCATCGGTTCTTCCTTCTACAATACCAACTTCAGGTATATTAAGTGATGGTCCATCAGTAAATAATGTTCCAAAATTACAATAAACTTCTTCATCGGCACGATATTGTGTTAAATCAAGGTAAACTCCAGGTTCAATTGTTGTCGTAATCGTATCAAAACCGGGTCTTCGAATTACGTCTGGTTTTTTATTTTGTTTTCTTTCAACTTCTAAAATTGGAAGATTTAATAAATCAATACGAATATTATGTGGACCTGCCTTTAATTCTTTTTTTGTTGGTCGCACCGCATCATTAAAACTTCCAAGATCAAATAATTGAATATTATCTACATATAATTTTGATACATTATCACACAGTCCTCTAAAAGTATATTCTCCATCGTATGGGAAATCTATATCCCAATCAAAAACAAAAAGTTTTCCTGCCTCATCAGTTCCACTTACATTTGATGGTGGAACAGGTGAAATCGCATATAGATTCATAAAATCACTCCACCTAAAGTCTGTAACGACATATGGAATGCTATATTTTTTACCTTCGGCAGTAATTGATTTTGGTGGAGTTGATTTTGTCGTCCAAAATGGATTACTTGTTTTTAGAAGTGATTTTTGATAGGCATCAATCTCTTCACGAATTGGATCATTACCGACATTTGTATAAGTTTCAGGTTCCCAAGGACCCAAATCTTCACCATTAGGTCCCCAATTTCTACCATATCCAACAGTAGTGTCTGGACAAATTTCATAATCCTCAAAATCATTTTCGTCTTCAAATGTTACAAAGGTTTCCGAAAGTTCACCGAGTTCTGAAGACAAAGTAGCACCACTACCATATTGACATTCATCAATTGCTTTTACTATAGGTGGATATTGATATCCAAACCCACCTGTAATTACATCAACGGCCAGAATCGCACCATCAACTCCTACGATTGCATTTGCCTGAGCACCAACACCACCACCACCAAAAAATTGAATTCTTGGTGGACCTTCTCCACATTTTTTACGAGTCTGTATTCCACTACAAGTACTTGCAGAAGAAACAAGAACTTCTGGAGTCAGGGCATTAACTTCATTAATATTTAAATATTGAATTGAATTATTTGCATCTCTAAAAATAAAGGCAGTTCCAGGATTATCTTTTGCATAATCATTTGCCTCACAAATACTAACTTCTACAACATACCCCAAAATCGGATCAATAAGTCCAACTTTAATATCATCCTTCGAAACATCCTTAAAAATCTGATCAATTAGTTGATTGATTCTTGTGTTTTTAGTATCATATGATAATTTAAGAACCGATTTTTGAGTTGCCATTATTTAAAATTCTTACTTTTTTCTTTCATAATACATATTTATCCATAATCTCTATAATCTACGTTTTTGGTTTCTGATGTCGGAGATGCATATGGAACTTCTTCTGGGGTAGTCACAGATACTGAATTTTGTGCGGCTGCTGCAACAGCAGGAATTCTTGGTAACTGCACTTCTTCACTACCACCAGAACCCTCCTGTAAAGTATAATAATCTGATGCAGGACAACTTAATCCTAAATCACAACCAAAAATATTTACACTCAAATTTGTAAAGTTCATTGCACCAGATAGACTTCCAGAAATTCCAGTTACAATTCCAGAGATGTCCGAAATTGTTCCACTCACATCGGACAGAAGTGATTGAATGTCTTCTAAAAAATTAGACACACTATTCAGAGAAGTATCAATTCCCTCTACAATTTGTGGAAGATTGAGTGCAATCATTTGCCCTGTTAAAATTTCCACAGAACAAATCGGAGTAGTTGTGGTATATCCATTTTGAATAATGGTTTTTGTATCAAGTGTAGAATTTGATCCGGTTCCTGTCTGATCGTTTAAAAATCCCTGAACCTGACCACAGAGTCCATTTGTAATTTTACTGAATAAACAATTAATCAATTCTGTAATTTTTTCACGAATATCAAAGAACTTAAATCTTAAGTTTGGTGGTATTATATCAGTTGCTGGTGCAAGAGCACAATTTATTTTTTTAAGAATATATTCTAAAATCTTATCAAAAATTATTTTCAGATATTTTGCAATAATACAAGCAACATCTGCAATTAGTTTTTGTATGTCACCAATAAGAGTTGAGGCAGCATCGACATAACTTTGTGCTGTTTGTAGAACACTATCAATTTTCTTTGTAAGATTATCTATTTCTGTCTGAATTGCCTTCATTGCAGATTCAACCAAATCGCAAGGATTTAAGATTACAATCTTTTCCAAATACATAGTATTTCTTTGTATATCGGCAACAGACATCAGATGTGGATTGTCTGGTTGCTCAATTGTTGCTCCTGGTTGCGTAGGAGAAGTTGGAGATTGAGATTCTGCTGCTTCTGCTTTTGTTGCGGCAACTGTTCTTTCTCCAACTAATGCTTCTGTTGCTGCTGGAGATAACCCTCTTGCTCCTGCTTCTGCTCTTGCTGATTGTGCCGCAGCAAGTTCTCTTGATGTTGGTGGTCTTGATGGATCTCTACCAAACTTATCTAAAGTTACACCAGATTTTGGACTTGCTGGTTTTGCTCCAGGTTTTTTTGTTGTAAGTCCATCAGCAGGGACTTTGATATTAGGATCCGGATCACTTCCTTTTGCATATCCACTGAAAGGTTTATAATTCTCTGGTTTAGTATTCAGTGCTGTCTGGGCATTATTACCGAGCACTCCCATAATTACAGGAACTTGTTGATCGGCACCATCCAAGAAGAAACCAAATACAAAGTTTCCTTGACGAAGTGCCGAAGTTGTTCCAGATTTTGCCTGACCTCCACCCGCAGTAATCGGATACATTACCTGTGCCCAGGGAAGTTGATCCGATGCTATTGACGTTTCTTCTTGATCGTGAAGACCAATGATACGAACTTTATATCTTCTTCCCCATCCAGGAACATTATTCTTATCATCAAATTTACCAGAAACAATATTATCTCTCCAATAAGAATCATCGGCAATCTGTCCGATCCACCAATTAAAACTTGCTCCTAAAAATCCAGAGTTAAATAATGTTCCTTCGTTCATTTGATGCTCATAGATATAATTTTTTGATTATGACTATTTAACATATTAAAATCAATCATTTGTGAAAGATCCAGTTTTACCAAGTGAATCACGAACCAAAGTTAATTTTGTATATCCACCCTTTAATACATTAATATAGTGACAGAGATCGGCAATCAAATACTTACCACCAAATTGTTTATTAAGTTCTTGAGTATTCTTATTTGAAAGTTCTGGAGAGTCTATAAAAATTATATCTCCTGCGTGTAAACTAAAATCTGCAGTAATCGTAATGTTTGTCTTGGTATTGAACATTTGATTATATCTCATTACAGACTGATTTAAAATATTTTTTGGATCAAAATTTGGTTCTGTAGATTTTATAATTTGTTGTTTCGTATCTCCTGTGGGTAAAGTTCCTTTATCAACTAACATATATTGAGTTCTTGAGTATTCTTGTTTTTGACCCTCACGAATAAATCTTGGATTGAGTTTTGGAAGATTTTTTCCTGCAAGTTTAAGATTTTTTTCTGTTTCCTCAGACTCTTTGGTGATGACCTCATAATAACAATTAAAAGGGTCAAAAAGAATTGTTCTTGTTGAATAAGTTCCCATTGATAATTTTGATTGAATATCACCACTTACATCATCAACACTATGTTCTAAAATTTTTGCAGAGTAACCAGAGGGAAGATTTTCACCCACACTGTCTGGAGTTTGATTATAAATGAAAGATTTCTTTTTTTCTTGACTTAATAAAGAATCAATAGATTTAAATTTAAATCCCTCTGAAGTCTCATAGAAGAAATATCCTGCAGTATTTTGTTTTGCTCCCTGAAGAGATGGAATTGATTTTTTTGCTAACCATAAAATAGAGTAAAAAGGTCTTTTTTGATTTCCAATAAAATTATAAGTATTTTCTGTTACCTCAATATCCAATTTCTTTTCTGTTCCCAAATATTTTTTATCCGTTAAAATTTTTTTGACGTGTTCTGAAATTTTACCATCAAATCTTTGATTTATCTTTGTTTTATAATTTATAATTCCTTCTTCCGAAACCAAATCAAGAGTTACCACAGATTTTGTTGTGTCTTGTCCAACCGGAACAATTTGTGTTACAAACTGCTCAAACTCAAGTTTGACATCATTACCATCGGTGATTTTAATTTTAACTGATTCTGTTCCCTGAAGTGGAAGTCCTTCAATTAATGTTTGTGTGATTTGACCTTTTTGAATTGTTTTTCCGGTATCTACATAAATGATATTTGTGCGAATTGATGGTTCAAGAATACTTTCGTAATAATAAATATCCGTAATTAAATCTACAATATCTTTTTGATCACCACCAGTATTTGACTCAATAATACATTGAGCAATATTAACTTCTCTGACTTGTCTTAATACAGTTTTTTCTGATGCCATTTAATTAATGTCTGTTATGCATTTGCATATTGAATATCATATGTTGTATCTATACTAGATGAACGACTCATACCACCAATTGAACCAGAATTTCCTGTTGGAATTGGTATTGGAACCATTTGAGGATTATTCATTACAATCACCGTCTGTTCTGCACCATCTTCATATCCCGCATAAGATTGAAGAATGCTCATTAATTGTGTCTTAGTTTTTGCAGCATTCAAATATTCCAAGAGATTTGGTGCAAGGAAATCTAGTCCTTTTGTGGTATCAGAATCAAATACAAATTCTGGACCCTTTTCACCAATCAGTGCTCTTGTTGGTTTTGTTACTCTTCCACCTTTTGCATATGCAACGTGAACGTGATCATAATGTATTGCATTTGTACTTGCCCCCCAATAATCTAATCCAACTTTTTTACCTTTAGCAATACCAAATCCAAGAGGAGTGTAAATCAATTGTTCTAGTGATGATCCATAATTTTGAATAATCTGTTTTGCAAATTCTAATTGCTGAGGAGTTCCTCTACCAACACCGTCATTTGAATAATCTCTTGCTCTATTTTTTCCGTGATAACCAGGATCACCCGAACGATATGCACTAGTTACTTGTAATCCAAATTTTGAGGCAATTGGAGTAAATTGATCAACTGAACCAACTTTACCTGCCCCAAGAGTGCCTCCAGCACCGATGCTGCCGACAGTAAAACTTCCCTTTTCACCTTTTTGAAGTGCTGCAAAAATTCTTGAAGATTGTTGCCAACGATCACCTTCTATTCCCCAACCAATATATTTGTATGATGCGTCTTTAAGTTGCTGTTCAGTAGATTTTGGATCTAAGAATTGATTAAGGAGTCCATATTGCTTCAATTCTTCCTTAATCCACCTAACCTGTTCCCCATTAGATGCTTTTTCTAAAGGTTTTCCAAGAAATTTTTCAGCATTTACTATTCTTTCACGATTCCAACTAATAAGTCCTTTATTTGTTCCGGCACCATCATTTAAAACCCAAGGAGTTCTTTGTCCCTTCCACCCAGATTCTGCCTGAACATTTCCAGCAAGAATTGAAGCAGCAAGCATTGGGAAACCCTCTGCCATAAACAATCTTGCCCCACCAACTGCTTCAGTAGCATTTCCACCACCACCCATATCATTACCCATTTCTTGTCCTGGAGATACTTTTTTTTCTTCAACAGATTCTTTCAACATCAATTGCTTTTGCAATTCTTTAATCGCAGCATCAACCTTTGATGAAATAGTTTCTTCTAAAGATTTTGAGATTACATTTGTCATATCATCACCACCAAACATTCCTGCCTCTACTTTTCCACCACCGGCATATCCGGCAGTCCCTCTAAAAGTATTCTGCATCCATCCAGACAATTCTTCTGCTGCCTTCATATAATCCACAGAACTTGGTTTTTCTCCAAGTTGTGCCTTGAGTGGAAGTGCAAAAAGTGCTCCAAAAGAAGGAGTTTTTGTTGCAGTATCATAAGAAGATTGCATATAACCAAGAGGGTTTACATTTTTACCCTTGTCCTTTGTTTGCACCTCTGGAAATATTTTTTCAATTTTTTTCTTTCCACCAATAGAACCACCAGGTTTAACTTTTGTAACCTGAACCTTTACTCCTCTTTTAACAGGTTTCCTTGATATGGTTCTCTTAACTGCTCCTCCAACGATTTTATTACCTCTGGTTACTGGAGCAGGTCCACCTTCTGCTTGTTTCGCATATCCCATTCCCTTGGTTCCCTTATCACCAAAAAGACTTCCAAAGGAACCCTCTCCACCACCACCAACTAAACCAAATGTGAGTGCGTTTAAACCTTCTCTAAATTGCTCACGAATTCTTGCATCAAATTTTGCAAGATTTTTTGATTGTGCTTTTTTACCTTTTTCGTCCAAAAATGGATAACGAATTAATTCAATTGCATATCTAAAGGGAGTTCCAACAATATCAAGAAGAGTACCAACTGTCCCCAATTGAAAACTAATAAATTTTGCACCCTGATACATTAACCAACGAATTGGTTTCATAAGAGGATTTTTTTCACCATCATATGCTTTCTTAGCACCCTGTTCCATTCCAACTGACATCTTTTTGAGTTGGAATGCACCTTCACCCAGAGCAGATGCAAGAAGTCCTGCACCGAGAATAATAGCAGCAACTGCACCGGTTCCTATTCCACCTGCCTGTGCTGCTGTTCCTCCTGCTGTTGCACCTCCTCCTGCTGCTGTTCCTCCCGATGTTGCTGCTTGTGTTCCTGCCTGTGCTGCCGTTTTTGCTCCTTGCCCAAGTAATCTATCCTTCACCAAATCCATTCCAATATCAAGAACTCCACCCTTACCCTGTCCGGCAATAGCAATGGAAGCAATAATCGCAGCATCAATCACACCACTTACAGCACCAGTAAAAGTATCAAAGATTTTTAATGAAAAGTCTCCACCAAAACTTTTCATAAATCCACGAGTCGCATCTATTGCCTTATATCCCCAGTCAATAAATGTGACTACCTTATCTAATATATTTCCACCCAAATCCATCATAAACTCCATCACATTTCCAATAATACTTACAATACCTACAAGTTTTGGAAGATGTGGTAAAAGTTTAATTGAAATATATCCAAGAAGAACTGAAAAAAGAAAGTTTTTAATTCTATCTAAAAACCCAAGTTTTGGTGCCGATGGCATCTTCAGTTTTCCTTCTTTCTTTTCTTCTGGTTTTGCCTCTAACTTATTTTCTTGTTTTTCTGCTTCTTTTTTTTCTGTGAATTTTCTTTTCTTTTCAAGTTCCGACTGCTTTATAAGTGTAGAAGTCTGAATTAAATCACGAACCTTAAAGACTTGCTTTTTAATAATAAACAAATCACTTTTAAGTACACTAATGCTTTCTTCCTGAAGACTTTCTGTAGATATTTTTTTTGTAGATATAGATATTCCTGGTAAAAGTTTTGTTGGATTTATTTTTGCAGGAGATAATTTTGGAGTTTCCATATCTTACTTAACTCCAAGAACAGCAGCACTTCTTCTTCTGCTTTCAGAATTTGGATGTACTGCACTGAAAGAAGGAACTGATGGAGATGCACCAGAAGAAGTATTTAATTTTGGCATACCACCAGGTGATGTTGCATAAACAACCTTTACTTTTGATTTTGATGGTGGGTTTATTTTTGGAATATTATTTTGAGTTTGTATTTGAGCAGGATTTAATTTAGAAGATGATGAAGGTTGCTCAGCTAATGCTGGGGGAGATATTATTGATGAGATTGCTGAACCAAATTTTTGAAACATATTTGGTTGATTTTGTATAGTTGGTTTTGGTTTTGCAGCAACATCTGCTTTCAAATTCGTGAATGTCTTATTTGGAATTACACTATATCCCTGAAATGTATGTTCCCTATCAGACATTCCAGTAATCTCATCTGGAGATACTGCAGAAGGTTTATTTACTGCTCTTGATACTTCAAAGACGTTATTCCAGTTTTTTACATTTGGCCTTACACTTCTTTTCCAATATTCAATGGATGCATCAAGTGCAATATCTTTATTCATTAAAAGTTTTGGATTTCCAACTAAATCTTTACCAATTCTTTTTCCAATATCTTCATAATTTGCTCTTCCAGTAACTTGTAAATATCCCCTACCAATATAATTGTATGCATCATCAGCATTACGATTACCAAGACCAAGAGCAGGATTTGCATATCCCTTAAAATATTCATACCCAGGTTTTCCTGGTGGATCATTTGGACTTGAATTGTATTTTTCTCTTTGAGGTTCTCCAAAATTTCCTCCAGATTCGTGTTTAACTTGTGATAAAAATGCCTTAAGTTCAATTGGATCTGTAATTCCTCTTTGTTTTGCTCTGGAAGCAAACTTAAGTTCAATTGGAGATAAATTTGGAAGTATTTGTTTGGGAGTAGTTGATTTTGGAGAAGGTTTAACAGTGGATTCTTTCATAGGAGATTTGGAGGAATCTTCTTTTGGAGAAGAAGCATTTTTTTCTGCTTTCAATTCTTTACTATTCATTTTATCACCAATCATTCCACCACCAGCAGCATAAGTGGTTCCAGAAACAATCTTTGGTTGATTAGTTCCTCCACCAGCAGCATTCATTCCCTCAAGAGTATCCACACCATACTTTTGCACAGCACCACGAGACATTACAAACTCACCATCAGTGAGCATTGCTGGAACTTTATCTACACCTTTTTTTCCACCAATCAAACCACTCACAGATTCTTGGATTTTTCCAGACCCAAGACCAGCACCCAATAACATACCAAGAGGTCCAAACATAGCACCCATTCCGGCACCACCCATCATACCACCAAAGTTTAATCCACCACCGGCAAACTTTGGAATTACAAATCCACCACCAGAATATCCTTGAGTTTTTTTCTCTTCTCCACCAATTCCACCAAAATTTTCAATGCCTTTACTTACGGCCATTGTGGTACCGACAGTCGCAGCAACTTCTAATCCTGCTCCCAAAAGTTTTCCATATTTTCCACCAAGAAACTTTGATGCTCCTGCTGCCTTTCCTACACCTGCCTTTGCTAATAATCCTGCTGCAGCAGCTGCAAGTCTAATACCTCCACGAATAATAACCTTGGTTAAGAACCCAACAAACTTGCCTAGACCAGTTCCAAACATTATATAAAGAGCAAGAAGTTTAGGCCACTGGTCTCCTAAAAATCTACCAATTGCTTTAATTTTATCCTGATTTTTAGAATCACTAAACCAATCCAAGAGTTTAATCAGTGCTCTTCCGACAAAAATAGCAACAAAGAAATCAATAATTCTATCAAGTAAAGATTTAATGGGAGCAATAATCTTTTCTGCTGCCTTAATTGCAAACTTAAATCCCTTCTCTAATCTTGATTCTTTTTCACCTCTCTGTCCTGCTTCTCCAGCAATTCTAGACTTTTCTGCAGAATCCTTTGCAAGTTTATTTTGACTCGTAAGACTTTTAATTATTTCAGCAAGAGCATCAATAATTTCTTTTATATCTTCACCCCCAGTCATCTTATCAGGAGCAGGAGGAAGTGCTAATTGTGGTTTTCCTATAAGTGCCTTTTGTTTTCCTAAATTAATTCCAACTGCACTTCCTTTTTTAAAACTATCTGCCGTAATCTTTTTAACCTTAAATCTACCTTTCTTTCCTCTAATCTTTTTATATTCATTCGTAAGAAGTTCTGCCTCTTCAGTGGGAATTTGAGTCTTTACCATTCTGGCAGCAATCAGTTTCTCCTTTAGAAGAGACGCATATGTATCATAATCAATATCAAAAACATATTCAAGTCCCAGAAGTCTTAAAATTCTTTCTTCAATTTGTTCATCAACAAGATCTTCACCGTCTCTTTTAACGGGAACTATTGATCCTCCTGTTGGTGATTGATTATCCATTTTGTTGTTGTTTGAGTTTTTCTTCTTCTAAATGTTGTTTTAATAATTCAACGTAAATATCTCTTTCCCAAGGTATCATATTTTCAATTTCTGTAAGAGAATATTTATGATACTGCATTAGGGCAAAGTTAAGACGAAAATAATTCTCAAGGTCCATATGGACCAGGGCTATGCGAAAAAACTTGCTAACCCTTCTAAAACAACTTCACTTTCAACTTCAGTCTTTGGATTTGTAACTTTGATTTTATGAGAAAGTTTGGGCATAGTCTCAAAGAATTTTTCAATTTGCTTAAACTGCGAAGAATTTAATTGCTCTAAAAAGTCAATTAGTTCTTTTTTTGTTACATCAGCAGCAATCCACACTTCTTCTTCGGTATAAATTTTATCAATACAAGAAGAAATCAAATCAAAAGATTGATCCATCGTATTATCATTTTTAAAATCAAAGTTAGTCTTAATAAATTGCTCCAGAGATGGATATTTCATTTCCATCATAATTGTAGAATCAATCTTAATTTGATTGGTATGATCTTCGTTCTTTTGAACCTTAATTGAATCCAAATCAATCTTTACAAGAGTATTTGTTTCTTCATCATCAGGACAGATAATATTCACTTCAATCTCTTCTCCTACAGATTTACCACGAATATTTAAGAACAAGTATTCAATATCAAAAGTTGGAAGTGATTCTACTTTAATATTTTTAGTCAGAATACAACTCTTAATGACAGTTTTAATTGCAGTAGTAATTTGTTTTGTATCTTCACTTTCTAGTGCAATCAACAGTACTTTTTCTTCTTTAACAAGAAAGGGTCTGTATTTAATTGATTCACCAGTAGAGGGCAACTCAAGTTCGTAAATCGGTGTCGTGGGTTTTGGTAAAGGCATAATGACCTATAGAATTTCAGTTATGATTATTTAGATTAGAATATTGGAGGTTATCTTCGTATTGATTGTTGGAATTGAGTTACTGCAATATCTGCTGCCTCAATTCTATCATTATTTCCTGATGCTAGTGCTTGAGTATATTCAATATCAAGTGCTTCTATATTATCTAATTGTGCTCCTGTATATGGACTATCTGCTGCTCCATTTGGAGATCTTGATGAAGACTCTGGTGTAGATGGGTAATCTTTAGCCCCGACATAATATCGAATATAACTAAAGGATACGGTACATTTTAGTAATGAAGATGCATCATAAGAAACCGGCATTGATGTGATTGATATTGGATATGAATTCACAAAATTATAAATTAAAGTATTGCCCTCGTGATCAGCACTCTTTTTATTTTTTGAAGTTCTTTCAAATTTAGTAATTGTGAGTCCTTGTCCAGCAATATAATACTCTGGATACCGGGCCCGATAAAAGTACTCTGGTTTTTTTGATGAAATTCTACCAGCACCTGATGCAATACTTTCTCCAATAATATATTTAATCCAGGATTCAAAAAATCTAATTGGAAGATAATTCTCGGCATCAACATAAAAAGTAAAATCAATTCTATCATCATATAATCTACGATAGGCAAATTTTTCGGTCACTCCAGTAAAATCACTATTATTTTCGTGAGTTGCTAGTGATGAACCGGGCAAAGTTGCTTCTGAGCACAACAATCTCAACTTTTCTCCATCATACTTCACACCATTAGAAATTAAATATTGTCCAAACCCACCTTCACTTGTACCATACTTTGGAAAAGGTATATCAACAATAAAATGTGATGTAAGTGCTGGTTGAAGTAGATTTGCCTTAATTTTATCTACACTAACTTTTGCAGGCATCTATAAATACTTGTACTTATATATTATGTAGTTAGGAAATGCCAAGAGACGGAAAATACCATCAGGGTAGATTTCACCCTCAAAATCCGCAGAAATATAAAGGAGACGTGAATAATATCATATACAGAAGTTCTTGGGAACTCAAATTTATGCAGTGGTGTGATAGAAATGAAAATATTGTGGAGTATGGTTCAGAAGAGTTTTGGATTCCTTATGTTTCTCCGGTAGATAATCGTGTTCATCGATACTTTCCAGATTTTATTATCAAAGTTAAAGAAAGTAATGAAGAGATTAAGACTTATGTGATCGAAGTGAAGCCAAAAAGACAAACAGCACCACCTAAACAAAAATCAAGAGTGACTAAATCATATCTTTATGAGGTTCAGACATACGCAGTCAATCAATCAAAATGGAATGCCGCAAATGAATGGTGTAAAGATCGTAGATTGGAGTTCAAGGTGATAACCGAAACGGAACTCGGATTAAGATAATGGCAGAAGGTTTCGGTCAATATGTGGGGAAGATTCCTCCCAGAATGGCAGAATTGAGAAAAAAGATTAAGAAGTCTGGTAGTAGTGACCCAGAAGATCTGATGATTGAGATTATGGAAGTTTTAAAAGAAGAAGTATTATATCCGGAACCAGGAAAGTTTTATACATTTCTTTACATACCTAAAACTCCAGAAATAGAATATGATCAACATCCACTGATTGCTTGTACTTCATTAGAAAAGTGGGGATTTAGAGGAATGAACTTTCATTGGAGAAAGGCAAGGCAATATACCTGGGAAGAAGTTTCGGGAAAACTTCACGTTATTAAATATGATGAGTTGGATGAGATGCTCTCTATACCTTATGCAAAATTCCGTCTAAATAAATAAAAAACTATAAAAATGTTTAGAAGAGCAGAAAAATATATTCTAAACGTCCTTCATAGTGAGGAGGTGCTCTGATGGCATATGGAGCTCCGATACTATCAGATGTAATAGTAACCACTATAGATGGAAAACCATATTACACAGTATCTTCAACTAAAGTAACACAAGGAAACGATGGTAAAGTTAATGGTGGAGAAACAACTATACTATATTCCCAAAAACCAAACGTTTACATCCCTGCAGCAACAACAAAAGATGGGGGAAAAACTTGGACATACCTAAAATATAAGCAAGGAGATGACATACCTCCTGGGAAAAAAGTAGGAGATGAAATTTTTGGTAATCAGGCAAAGAAATCTCTTGAGGGTGGGGCATTAAAAACAAATATAAATCAACAAATTAAAACTGCTGCAACAAAAGCAAGCATTCCTCCAGAGCAACAAAAACCATTAACCTTAGATCAAAATACAGCAAGTCCAACAGGAGATCCACCAGCAGCAGGACAATTCAAACCGGAGGATGTGACCACAATAAAAGAAGCAGCAGGAAAGGAATATAAAGGTAGAAAGAACTATCCTGGGGAAGATTTAAGATATCCCATAACTATGGATCAAAATCAAGATTGTATTCAATTTAAAATTATTAAATATGTGGCAAGGGGGTTGGGGTTAGATAAAAATCTGGGACTTAGAAAAGATGCTCCCCCTGCGGGTAATATTTTAACAACAATCACTTTACCAATGCCCAGTGGAGGAATATCGGATAGAAATTCTGTGAATTGGCAATCTGGTGAGTTAAATCCGGCAATGGAAGGTGTGGCAGCCACGTTAAATAGTTTTCTTTTAGGTGGACCAAAGACAGGTGCGGCTACAGCAAAAGATGAATTTGGAGCATTTCTTGGGGGTGAATCCAATACCAAATTACTAAAGGCACTAATTGCATCTCAAACAATTAAATCAGCTCTTGGTCAAAATGTTTTATCAAGACAATATGGTGTAGTGATAAATCCAAATTTAGAACTTCTTTTTGATAGTCCTTCACTCAGAGATTTTTCTTTTACTTTTAAAATGACCCCAAGATCAAAATCAGAGGCAATAAGAGTAAGAACTATTATAAGATATTTCAAACAAGCAATGTCAGTAAAGAGAAGTGAGTCTGTTCTTCTTCTAAAAGCACCACATACTTTTAGAATTAGTTATTTAACATCAACTCAAAATCACCCATATCTAAATCGTTTTAAAGAATGTGCCCTTACCAATTGTAGTGTAAACTATACTCCCGATGGTCAATATATGAGTTATGATGCTTCCGATCCCGATGGAAGATCTATGACCGCATATGAACTTTCACTCAACTTCCAAGAACTTGAACCAATCTTTGATGATGATTATGATGATGGAGATAACTCACCAACAAATATAGGTTACTAAAATGGCATCTTATTTCCGTCAGGTTCCTAACTTTGAATATGTAAGTCGGATTGCAGAATCCAAGAACATATCAGATTATATACAAGTCAAAAATTTCTTTAAAAAAGGAAGTCTTCGTCCTGATATTTTTCAGGAACTTGCATTTTTTGAGAAGTATAAAATTCGGGGAAATGATCGTCCTGATAATGTTGCAGAAGATTTTTATGGTGAATCAACTCTTGATTGGGTGATTTTACTATCAAACAATATTATCAATATTCAATCAGAATGGCCTCTTCTACAAGATGATTTAGATCGTTATTTGGTTGAAAAATATGGTGATTATGATATTCTCTATAATGGTATTCATCACTATGAAACTTCAGAAATTAAAAACAGTCAAGGAGTTACGATTGTTCCTTCAGGTCTTGAAGTAAGTTCTCCATATTCAGTAAGTTATTATGATTACTTTATAGATTCTCAGATAGATACGGGAAACATAGCAGTTCCTGTGACGAATTATGATTATGAGATTAAAATAGAAGATGCAAAGAGAAATATTTACTTACTCAAACCAACATATTTGAATATTGTGATTAATGATATGGATAATATTATGCCATATAAAAAAGGGTCTTCACAATATATCAGTGAAGACCTTAAACGCGGTGATAATATCAGACTTTATAGTTGATTTTTATTCTGCCAGTTTTTGAAAATATGAGAGGGCATCATCTTCGTCTTCACTTGAGGAATCCAAAGAATTGAATGTTTCTTTGATTTCATCAGATTCAGAAGTATATGATCCACGATCATTATCCTCGTCTTCAACTTCCTCATCCATACGACGATTTGTTGATTTCTGTCCCAATACCATTTTCAGACGTTTTTCAAGTTCTTCATAGGACTTGAATTGATCTGGTGCGGTAACTGCTGTGAGAGAATACTCTTTCTTCCAGAGTGCTTCCAGAGCATCATCATCATCAAGAAGAGGTTCTACAGAACCAAACTCAGACTTATCATAATTCCAATAACCATCCTTCTTCACAATCTTCAGTTTGAAGTTTGCTCCCTGCCACAAATCAAAAGGGTTGATTGGTGATTCGTCCTCAAATTCTGGTTGCATTGCCTCCATAATCTTATCAAATATTTTCTTACCATATTTAAATAGAAATACTTTACCTTCGTTCTGAGGATTTGTGGGATCCTTTACGACATATATGTTAGAATAATATGATAACTTACGTTTTTGCTTACGAACAGTTTCCTTATTTGATTCGGTTCCTGTATTCCATAGATCTCGGTTGTGTTCTCCAAGAGGATCTTTACCACCAATAGTCGTCAGTGAGTTTTCAATATACCATCCACCAGGTCCCTGAAATGCGTGTGAATACATTTTTGCCCAGGGAAGTTCTTCACCATCAGGGGCAGGTAGAAAACGAATCACCGCAAAACCATTACCAGTTTTATCAACTTCGGGTTTCCAGAGACGTTCATCAGCACCACCACCGGCAGAACTCATTTTTTCTACTTCTTTGACCAGTTTAGAAGTCAAAGAACCAAGTTTAGATTGCTTTTTTAGATTTTCAAATGACATTTGATTTTTCCTCGTATTTGTGAGATTTGGCTTTTGTGACTTTGCTTAGGGATCATCCAGCCCAATATATTCTACAGGTCTGAACCAGTTCTGTCAATCTGATCTTTCATTTTATCAAGCATTTTTGCGAGATTTCCAAAAATCACATTCATATCTACACCAGAAGGAAGTCCCATTGCCGATGCGGATTCAGAAATCCGCGATTTCATTTCCTTTGCTTCTGGAGCATCAGATAAACTTAGACGAGTATAGATTGTTCTTTGCTTATCTAAAAGTTTTTCAAGAAGATTTACGTGAGATATTTTTTCATCACGATTCATCAAATGAAACTTAAAGACATTATTATAAACACTTTGTTGAAGTTCTGCAATTTCTGCCATTTCAGAACGAACAATATCAGATTTAAAAAAATTCATTTTCCTCCAAAAACAATATCTTTCAAAATTTTCTTATAATGAGATACATCTATATGTAGGAATGGAGAGTATTTTTTGATTCTCCGACTTACAGTTTCCCATACAGGATCTTTAAGTTTCTTATCAAAGTCATTCCCGTACAGGAATATTTTATCACAGATTACCATAGTTTCAAGGCTTAACTTCCCACTCAGAAACTTTTTGAGAAGAGGTGGATGCCCTTTGGAACACTCAAATACTTTTTTAAAATTATACTCGGCAAATAAACTCTCACATTCTTCTTTGAAGAGATAAGAAAGAGACTGAATTTTTCTTTGCCATTCATTATAATTCTGATCTCCCGTTTTTATAATCTCACCAATCCATAAGGATTCAGAGTCATTACAGGAAACAAAATTTGATATAAAAAAATCTTCAATTTCTTTATCTGTTCTTTGTCTGGATATCTTTTCAAACCAAAAACGATCACGTCTCTTATAGAACGACTCTAGTGATGCTCTGGTCTTTTTACAATATTTGTAATAATCATAAGAATCTTTTGTAAAATGATTTTTGAGTGCCAGATAGGTTTTATAGCAGTCAAAGGGAGTCATTTTCAAAAAAAGTAATAGAGGCAATTTTTTCCTGGGAAATTTTTACCCCCCAAAATGGAATTAAAAGACTAATTTGGCACGGGAGGTTTTTTTAAGAAAATTAAGTTCCGTTGCTTCATACCTAATCTTCTCTTTCAGTGGTTTTGATATAAGTTTAGGTATTGACTCAACATCGAGACTATTTTTTTCACAAAAGTATATAATTGCATCAATATAATTCATATCTTCGTGAGTCAGAACAAGATCTTCAATCTCTTGTGCGAACTTATTTGGACAATAAAATTTACTTTCAAGTATTTTTTCTAATTCATTCTCCATTCTTTGCCCCAGTATTGTGATGTACAAATTCTTTGATGTAACGAACTAATAACTTAATATAATCCCCTTTGTTTCTTTTGTCAAATACCTTCACTTCTCCGCCAGGAGTGACCATAATGGTAATCAACTTAACAGGAGCAATTTCAGTAAGTTCAAAGTATGCGGAGGCATAAAACATTTCCTGAACGAAATAGTTCTCAAGCCATTCTTCGGGTTTTATTTTTTCAGAAGTCTTAAAGTCTATAACTGCAAGTTCTCCATCATATTCTCCAATACAATCGACTCTTCCGGCAAGTCCAAGATATTCAGAGTAAAGAGTTCTTTCAATCGCATGAATATTATTTATCTTATCAAGTTCTGATTTGGCATGATAAAACATAAACTTTGAGAGAGGTTGATAATCGTCCCAGTTCAGTTCCTTATTTTCCAAATAGTCCTGACAGACCTGGTGAAAATCTGTGCCTCGTGCGGTTGCTCTTTTTGTGATACGATTTGCTTCTTCAAGTCCAACACGTTCACGCCATTTCGCAAAGATTTGACGATTGTAAAAAGACGTTACAGAAGTAATCGAAGGCACCCACTGACCATCAGGAAGATGATACAGACGAATACCATTTGTTTCTTTCTTTTCGAGTTCAAGATCACCTAAAAAATTATGATGAATAAATGTCATAAATTAAGTTCCATTTTCGCAATAAGATATTCTTTAATTAATCCAGACCTTATGACATCATCAACACCAAACTCAACAATTCCAAATGATGGCATCGCACGAATAATTTTCATAAAATCAATCACACCATTTTTTTCATTTAATCTTACCAAATCACTTTGAGATGCGTCACCGCAGAAAAGAATTTTAGTATTTTCACCAACACGAGTAATTATACTATCAAGTTCGTGAAAATTCAAGTTTTCCAATTCATCAACAATAATAATACAATTATCAAGTGTTGTTCCACGAATAAATGAAGTACTCCAAAAACTAATTGTTTCTTGAGATTTTAAATTGCCATAGAGCATTTCAAAATCAGCATCAGATGGCATCTGAAACATATACTTTACCATATTTTTGTATGGTATTTGATATAGTGATGATTTGTCTTCGTGACTTCCAGGAAGAAATCCAATTTCACGAGTAGGTACAAGAGACCTTACAATATAAATTTTTTCATATGGTGTATATTCATTTAGAACATCTTGAAGTGCCTTATAGAGGCATAAAAAAGTTTTTCCTGAACCAGCAACACCATGAGCAACTAAATGTTTTCCTTCATCATACAAAGCAAATAAATTTCTTTGATTTTCTGTAAGTGGTTCAATATTTAAAAGTAATTCTGAATTGATTGGTTTTTTTCTTTTTACTTGCTTGGTAGTGAGACCAGCACCGATGGGTTGGTAATCGTTGTTGCTTCTTCTCTTTCTTGTCATTCTTTTTTAGATTGGTTTTACTTTAGATCCAGGAGCCTTTGATGCACGATCCAAAACTTCGTTCCATCCAGGTTTTTTCTTCACAAGTGTATCCATCCATTCACCAAGTTCTACACCAGAAGCACATCCTTCTGACCAATCTCTTTGCCACTCTGGATGATTTTTATACCATTCAGTGATATCATGAACACTCATTTCAATCACCTGTTTTTCACCAGTCTCTTTATTTACAATTGGATAAGTTGCCATTTGTTACAAATAATATACAAAGGTATTTAGAATAATAACGAAGGTGGTTCAAAACAAACCCAATCAAGTGCTGATGCAATAGTTGGAAATTCATCCACAAAAATACACTTACATCGTTCTGCGATTTCCTTATGCTCTGCCTGAGTTCCGTGAGCACTACGAAGGTCGATGTAATGTATCCAAGACCTTATACTGCCACTCATATAAAGACGTGTCTGTGTTGCCTGTGGAAGCACAAAACGGGCACATTCCTTTGCGACACCCTGAGCAAGAAGAAGATTGTAAATATTCAAACTCTCTTCAAAATGCTTTTTGATCATCAAACTCATAGTTTCTTTTAGATCACTTCCAAGATCATCTGTACTATTTTGTCTATTTTTTGTATCTTGTCTCCGCAGATCAGGTACAGGAATTTCAAGTTGAAGTTCTGTACTGTCTGCATACCTCTGACTAAACTGCTGAAAAGTAAAACTCCGATGACGGAGGATTTGCGTAGCAATCGCAAGCGAGGTATTAATCTCAACTGTAAGAAAAGCATGTTCAAAAATGCTCCAATGTTGATTCTTAATACAATACTTTATCAGACCCTCAAAACCCTGATTGCTTTGATTTTTTGGATTACTGACACGAGCACAATAAGCAATATGTCTTTCTGCATTTGGGGTTACAGAAATTAATTTAACAGATTCAGTCATGAAAACCAACTTCCTCTTAATGTTTTATAAGATTCACATAACGATTTAGTCAATTTTTTGATTTGGGTGTATGCGTCTTCTGTGGTGATTTTTCCACTACTAGCAAGTGAAGAAATATAACCAACGTGAGTCGCATAAACACTCAAATTGTTTTGTGCCGCAATGTCCAGAAAATCTCCATCTCCCGTAGGAACAGCAAATAGAAATTTTTCAAGATCTTTATTCATTTCGTTTTTAGTCGTCGTCATCTTCGAATACCTCATCGTAATCATCTATGTCTCCAATACGTGGAGCAACCGTTTCATATGCATAAGACTCTGGACTTGAATATACTTCTGCCTTTAATGAATCAACCAGAAGTTCCATATTTTTAATAATGATTTTAATTTTATCTTGATTCATAGTTTTTCATCTATAGCAAAGATATTATAGAAGAAAACATAAGAAATGTCAAGTTCAATATTTAATGATTTCAAAGACACCATCTTTTTCTACAAGTGCAGAGCAAGTATCTGTCCAATCTCCGGCACACATATAAATCGTTCCCTGATACTCACGAATATTTGCATGATGAATATGTCCGGCAATCACACCATCATATTCTCCAATTCTTCTTACGTGATGTATCAAATCCATTTCATACTTATCAATAAACTTTTTACCTCTTGGAATTGATTTGAGAAAATTAATCAAAGAAAAACCAAAAGTCTTGTTTAGAAAAATATTCAGAGGTGTGATTGTTTCATATCCCCAGTTCATAAAATATTGCTTCCAGGAACCAGATGAGAACTCGGAATAAAAATCACCGTGAATGCATAAAAACTTTCTATTTTTTGTGCTGTGATGAATATAAGAATCACAGATGATAAGATTTTGATGTAGATAAAAAGAACCAGTGTTTACATATTTTCTTGCGACTGCATCGTGATTACCGAGAATATAAACAACCTCTGTTCCTTTTCTAGACAATTCTAAAATTTTTTCAACTGCCTTTGTATGTTGAGTTTTCCACAGAGTATTATGTTTTTCCATACAATATATGTCTATAATATCTCCGACCATTACAAGTTTTTTTGTATCAAGTTGATTTAGAAACTTGAGAAACTTATCAGCATTACATCGGTCGGTTCCGAGATGAACATCTGAGATAAAGACTGTATCGTGAGTCATCGTTCTATGTAAGAAAGTGTGTGGTTCGTTGGGTTAAGTTGTTGAACAATCATATCACAACCCAATTTTGGATTTGAATCACCACATGTATAGCAATCTGCTGCTGCCTTTCCTTCTTCTGGCCAGGTATGAATACTAATATGACTTTCTGAAAGTAGGCATATTACAGTTGCTCCTTGCGGATCAAATTTTTTAAAAACTGTTTGAAGAACTTTTGCACCACTTATAACTGCTGCTTCTTCGAGTAACCTTACAAGATAATGCTCGTCATTCAAAAGAACAAACGAGCATCCATACAGATTAAGTAAGTAGTGCTTTCCCATTAATCTACCGGATCTTCTTGTGCTTCTTTAATCAATGAACTCACATATGCCTCAGTTCCGTCCATTGTTTTCACAGCAAAAAGAGGAGACTTCATATATTGCTTGACTTTTTTATATTTTTTCAAGAGTTTTGATACTTCATCATCATCAATAATCACTTTTGCATTATTATTTTGAAATCCCGTAGTCATCTTTTTTTCTTTTTCTCTGGTGTTTTATATCCCCACGACCTGGGACTTATTGTTCCATATCCATATTTAATCTTTTGAAGTGCTCCTGGACCGTATTTGTCATAATACATATCAAAAATATTTACCTGTTTACTTGCACGGCAGAGATCAAGATATTCTTTACCTTCGTATACATACCAAACCAAATATGCATCAAGAGGAAATGTTTTATCTTTTGTATCTTCTAATTTTGTTTTTTCGAGTAATATATCACACCCATACTGAGAAGGTAGAATTTCGGATTGTTTTGAATCTGATTCCATTTTGCCCTTCTTAATAGTATTTTTGTTCACAATACCTTGACTCATCAAGAACGTCCTCCCCATACAATATCAGGATATGCCTCTTTTACATTTTCGAGACTAATCTTATACTTTGTCTGAAGTTTTTTATCCTTTACAAGACATAGAACTTCAGATTCTTTGGAGTGTAAACCTTGGAGCATATTGATAAACATCATCTCTCTACGAGTTGTAGAAAGATTGTGATTACCACCCTTTACAAAATGATAAAGATTTTGATATTCTCTTCTTAATGAAGTTCTTCCTTTTCCCTCAAGATCCTGCATTGTGGCAGACTCACCACCATTTGCCTCACGAATCAAGTTATCAGAAAGATTACCGGAATAAACATTCTGATCCTTCACATCACCATAAGGAACTTCTCCTTCGGGAAGAAGAGATATTACGCTTTCATCAAAGTTCCAAATCAAAATGGTCTTTAATGAATCGTGTTCATAGGTCTTGAGAACCTCAACTTTCTTTGCGTTTGACCTTTGTTTAGATGCTAAATCTAAAATCTCAAAGATAAATGGATTGGGAGGAAGAGTTTCAATTGGTTTTTCACTCGTCGTCTTCTTCGTCGTCATCATCGTACTCGTCATAATTGTTTTCAAATCTTACAGATACTACTTCATCGGGAATTATTTGTCCATTTTCATCAAAAAACTCTGGGTGTAAATATGGAGTTCTTGTTTCGAGAGCATGTCTATATGCTAACCATCCTATAACTCCACCAACCATAAAAAATAACAAAGTGAGCATTGAAAAAAATGCGGTTACATATGCTGGTTCCATTTTCCTTCTCCAGAGAGTTTATTTTTTTCTTATATCAAAGTGAAATTCAATAAAGAAATCAAACTCTCTCTGAAAGAGTATAATCATTTTTCCAAACTTCACTTGAAAAGTTTTTGGTGCTAATGATTCTCTCCTCCTATTTCGAAGTAAAAGTTCAACACCCCGATTGATTTGGAGTTCATTTTTATTTATATCTACATCATCATGATCCATCAAATCAGTTTTTGTTCTCTTAGATATTGAATGGTATCAGAACACCCTCCAAGATGTTGTTCATCACAAATCACTTGAGGAAAAGTTGAACCCTCTCCAAACTCTGCATAAAATTGAGTTTTATCAAAGTCTCTTCCAAGATTATAAACAACATATTTGAGTTCAGAAAGTTGAAATACTTGTTGAATTTTAGTGCAATATGGACAACCATCCTTTGAATAAATTGTGAAAGTCATAAGATAAGTAAAATTGGTATAATAATTGATAGATGTGCAATGATGAAACCTCCAAAAAATGATTGGAGATCAATACTTTTAGATTTCATTAAGTTGCATTATTTCTTCGGGATCCATACGTATATAGATTTGAGTTTGTTTTAGGTTTCATCCAATTGATTATAACATCATATTTTTCTTCTGTAAAGAAATCCTGATTATAATACCACTCCTCCCAGTCGGTATGAGATTTTGAGTTATTACAAAACCTACAACAGCACACTACATTTGTGAGAAAATCACTCCCACCTTTACACTGTGGAATAATATGATCGATTGTAAGATTTTCTGTGTTTCCGCAGTATGCACATTTATGATTCCATTTATCTTTGATTGATTGTCTCCACATTCGTTTTGCGTCTGCCGATGAAGTTGTTTGTAAATGAAACAAATAATCTTCGGAAGAATTGTAGAGGTGCATACAAAGAAGCATCTACGAGTATTTATGATAAAAAAAGACCCCCCCGAAGGAGGTCTCTGTATTATTTTATTTTACTTCCTTCACAAACTTAACACCACGATATACTGCTTGTGACATTAGATTACTTATTGAATACAATGATATGTAGTCAAATATTTTTGTAACTCTTGATATAAATTTGTATCAACCTTTCGTTTTCAATTTGAGTATCAAAAAGCAGTTCTCACAGCATCTAGCAATTCATTTACTGATACTATACTGTAACCAGAAACAGCAGTGATTGCCTGATTTGTAGCAGGCACACACCACACAACAACTTTCATATTTCCAACAGTTGCCCATTGAGTATTGCTATCTTCTCTAGACATATCCTTCGCAGCAAGCTCAAAGAATTTTGCTCGTGCTCTTGAACGACAAAGAATTGGAGATGACACATTATCATAAGCCAGTGCCATTGATGGAGGAATTGTAGTATAAGGGTATGAACCAGACAAAACTTTAGGTGGTTCAGATGCAAAAGCAGGTGCAACAGACATAGTGACTGCGGCAGCTGCTGTAAGAATATATTTAATCATTTTTTTAGTAATCGATTATAAAAAAAGAGACCCGTTAAGGTCTCTATATCATAGCAAATTTGAGAGGTTTTGTCAACCAATAGCAGGTGCAGTAGCAGGTGCAGTCAAGGCAACTGGTGTTGCTGCTGCTGTTGCAAGGTCGAGGGGGAAGTTGTGAGCATTGCGCTCGTGCATTACTTCAAGGCCAAGTCCAGCACGATTTAAAATGTCAGCCCAAGTGGGAATTACTCGGTTTTGACTATCAACGATGGACTGGTTAAAGTTAAAACCATTCAGATTGAACGCCATAGTAGATACACCAAGAGCAGTGAACCAAATACCCACGACGGGCCAGGCAGCAAGGAAGAAGTGAAGCGAACGTGAGTTATTAAAAGACGCATATTGGAAAATAAGGCGACCAAAATAACCATGAGCAGCAACAATATTATAGGTCTCTTCTTCTTGTCCGAACTTATATCCGTAGTTCTGACTTTCGGTTTCTGTGGTCTCACGAACCAGTGATGAGGTTACAAGTGAACCGTGCATCGCAGAGAACAATGAACCACCGAAGACACCTGCGACGCCCGCCATATGGAACGGATGCATCAGGATGTTATGTTCTGCCTGGAATACAAGCATGTAGTTGAATGTCCCAGAGATACCCAAAGGCATCGCATCACTAAAAGAACCTTGACCGAAAGGATAAACCAAGAATACAGCAGAGGCAGCAGCAACTGGTGCTGAATACGCAACGCAGATCCAAGGACGCATACCTAATCGATAGCTAAGTTCCCATTCTCGTCCCATGTAAGCATAGATGCCAATGAGGAAGTGGAACACGACGAGTTGGAACGGACCCCCATTGTAGAGCCATTCATCAAGGGAAGCAGCTTCCCAAATTGGATAGAAATGTAGTCCGATTGCGTTTGAGGAGGGGACAACGGCTCCTGAGATGATATTGTTTCCATAGAGTAAAGATCCAGCGACAGGTTCACGAATGCCATCAATGTCCACAGGGGGAGCACCGATGAATGCGATGATGAAGCAGGTTGTAGCAGCAAGTAGGGTTGGAATCATCAGAACTCCAAACCAACCAACATATAAACGGTTGTCAGTTGAGGTTACCCATTGGCAGAATTGTTGCCAGGGATTTGTTGTTTGTCTTTGTAAGGCAATTGTAGCAGTCATTTGAAATTAAAAGGGTAGTTATAAGTTCGGGGGAACGAACTGTTGGCAGTATTCCTACACCACCCTCCAGTGTAGGTAAAAAGACGTATTTGAATTCCCATAGGTCTTGGTTAGCGGGAATGTGAGGAATCGTAAAGTTTTATCTTCATTTCCTAACTTATTTAGTATAATAGAATCTTAATAAAAGGTCAATCAGCATAAATACTCAACTTTGATTTTTCTAAATACTTAAAATGCTTCCCACCTATGTCAAGGGATTTCAATACCCCTCAAAGAGAGGACTGGAATGGGCCCATACATAAGATACTAAAAGCAGTCGATAATCATACAAATCTATACTTAAAAACCGGAGATGCCTGGCACGAAGAACAAGCAGAAGTATTAAGAAAGTATGTTGCTAGATTAAAAACCTGGATTCATAAACAAGAAGGAAAATGAAACTCAGTCTCAACAAACTTATTTTTATTGTCTGTATATCAGCAGTTAGTTTTGTTGGATTAAATTTTATTGCCTGCAACTTTATGATACCAGGATCTATCATTAGTGCTAATGTATTAGGAGGACTAAAAAATCCTCCACCCTTAGATTGTAAAGAATCTGAGAGAAAAGGATATGAGACCCTCTTAGCAATTTTAACTACAGTAATTGCTTTGAGAACTAAAGTAGAAGATTAAGAAATCCAGAGTTTTCCTTCTGCCTTTCTTCTTCTTAATAGTCCTGCTTCAACTTTACTACCAGGATTACGATATAGTTCTAATGTTTTTGGAATTGCATCCCAGTTTTTTTCACGTAAATGGTGAGTGATTGAACTAAAATTTCCAGATCCATAAAAACTAACCCCAAGATTGTAAGCAAAACTAAGAAGAGCACCACGTTTTCCGTCAGACATTTCACTCCAATAAGGTATTTTTGAAAGTGTAGGAATAAACTCATTTCTAATTTGACTTATCAAGAGATCATCAGCAACCTTTTGTGAAATCTTATCCCCAATTTTAAATGGTTTGCCAAGGAAATCTTTGGTGCTTCCCCAACCAATAGTAATCGGAAGATGTCCAGACAGAGGATCTGGATATGCCTGTAAATGACAACCTTCAAACTCTTTAATAAGATCTACTCCTTTTACGGGTAAATATACTTTATCGGTAAAAGGAGTAGAACTTGTTACTTTTTTGCGTCAAAAATTCTACCCCATCCATCATTACCATTTGGGCACCAACGAGCAGATAGATCTGATTTCTTATAGATAGCACCTTTGCCATTATAAACATCACCTGTATAACCATCGTTGAGTGATCCATAAGGATCGTTTACAACATAGTCACCATTCTGTGTCTTACCAATCACTACAACCATGTGGCCGCCCGTAGGATTAGACAAAGAACCACGATGTAGGATGCCAATAACAACAGGTTTGCCAGCACTAAGACTTTTATCAAGATCAGCAAAAGAAAGATTATAACTAAAATTTGACTGAATTCCATAATTTGCGAGAACTTGTGTCTGCACAGAATGATCAGTTGTATCACCGATAGCAAATACTTTTTGAATATATGCATCATCTCCTTGTGCTCCTTTAAGAGTTCCAGGTTTGAAATACTCAAGACACATCGCACAAGCAGAGGAATTACAAGTGCGATTTGCATCTCTATAATTATCTGTTTGTGGATAATAAGGAACTTCTAAACGAATATCAGATTTGGGTTTTTCAATTTTGGTTCTATAAATACGAACCCAATTTGAGTCATCATTCAACAATACTGAATCGTTTAGATCCTTTTCAAGTTGATCTACAGCAGCAACATGTTTTGGATTTTTCGAATCATAAAATTCAAAAAACTTATGAAGATCGATTTTCATATGAATTATTTTTTATCGTGCTCTGTATTTAGATTACCATAACCCAGGGATAATTTGTCCAGTTGTCAAATAAGTACCAACGGCAATTACAAATCCTAGCATTGCCAATCTCCCATTTAGTTTCTCAGCCCTTTGAGCATAAGTTTCTTGTTTGTGTTCTGCCATGTCTTTCTCCGTAATGTACATTTTAGGTTCGACAGCAAACATATTTTGTCTGTTGCCGTCTTCGGTTGTGATTGTCATATAGTTTTTATAAAAGAAAGGGAGGATTTCTCCTCCCAAGTTTATCAGAACTTAAATCCAAGACCAACAGTTCCAGTTACGTTGTAACCTTGACCACTGCCATAATTATAAGTGGCACGACCAACTCTGGTAGAACCAAAGGTTTCGGCACCAGTGTTAGAGAAAGGAATCTTCGCATCAGCAAACAAAACAACATTGTTTGCTACTGATACTTCGGCACCAACTACACCGACACCAGCACCCTGATTGCCACCCACCTGACCACCAGCACCAAGATAGAGATTAGCAGCAGATACTTTAGATCCATCAGCAAGAGTGCGACGTGAAACAGGAATATCAAGAGTAGCAAGACCACCACCAAATACACCACCACTTACATAGTTAGGAGTGGAGGTTAGTGTTACATAAGGACGAGCAGAAACAGCATACTGATTACCAAGTTCAAATGCTTTTACACGACCTTGAAGAGTAATACCCGATTCATAAACACGAGCAGCATTAGCAGTAATTCCAGGATAGTTAGCAGCATTACCAGCAAAAGCAATACCACCATAGTTACCAACTCCTAACTGACGGCGTTGTGTTGCAGTTACAGCAGCAACTTCAAGTTTAGTTACACGATTGCTTACATCACCAATCTGAGCACGAAGAGCAGCAGCAAGTTTGGCATCTGCTTGTGTATAGAATTGAGTGATGTTATCCAGACAATGATTTGTCAGAGCAATAACCTCACTGCGAGTTGAATCAGCAGCAGGCTTAAGAGTGCCGTTAGGATAACCAGCAAGACATCCATATCGTGAATTAAGATTTTGAATTGCCTGATATGCCCAGTCTGTGGGTTGTACATCAGAGAAAGATGCTGGAGTAGCAAATACTGGTGCGGCAGTTAATACGACGGCACCGGCAAGAAATGAACGAATAACCATAAAAATTTTTAATGTGAAATGTTAAGAGACTTAAAGGTGTCTCATTACCTATTTATTTTAGCATTGAGTGAATTTCCTGTCAACTCTCTGGTGGGGGTTGTGCGGCAGAGTTTTCGGTTATCCGACCCAGATATGGATCATAATTCATATAATCCTTGATGTCAATACCTGCTCCATTCTGTTCCCAGAATTGAGATAGAGCATTGTAATTTGCTCTATGAAAGGCATCAATATGTTCTGGGTGAATGGAAGAACCCAATTCAATTCGGTAGAGAAGAAGAGGAATGGAATAAGTATTTCCAGAATTATAAATCAAGTCATCAGCCACGGGACGAGGTTTAACTCCATTATCAAGTTTATATTTTTCACCTCTTGTATGAAACTTCAATAGTTTTTCGGCATGATGACGATTAATTAAATAACATGCTGTGGAGAAATCATTTACAAATCTCTTATGAAGTTTAACGTGAATATCCCCAGTACAAATAATTGCGATTTGAACCACATCCCAATCATAAGGTAGATTCGCATAAAAATCATTCCAGGTAAAGTTCCAGAATCTTACCAAATCTAAATTACAATCATCTTCCATAATCACCGCATAAGGACTCTCTGAAGTTTCCATCCAATATTTAATTGCCTTGAGGTGAGAAGTAGTACATCCAATCTCACCAGAAGTCATCATATCGGGGTATTTGCCCTTAATAATGTCACTTAAATCATCTTCACGACCATCATATGCAGAAATACGAGTATAATTTTCAATTTCCCAATACTTAAATTGGTCTTCCATATACTGCCGTCTTTCTGGTTGCCCATCAAGATTTAAGTAATATATTGGACCAATTCCTTTTAGTTTATATGTAGATTTATTATTATCCAATAAACTACTCATAAATCAATCCAAAAAACTTCTTCGCAAGGAGTACCCCATACAATTCTATCGTCACATTTAGATTTTACAAGATCGTCTACAACATAAACTTTATAATTAAGATTTAGTAAATCACAGCATAAACGATATTGTTGACTTTCTTCTACAATATCAGTGTCTTCCTTATATGACACGTAATGAAAACAAAATGGAAGATTTCTCTCGTTTTTATTTACAAACCAATCAACTAAAAATTTAGAATGTTCTTGATTAAAACTATCAGTCGTCAATCCAAGATTATACTCCAATCCCAATTTTTTTGCATGTGCAGCAAAAGCACGATTATCTCTTGGAAGGCAGGGTCCACCATATCCATATCCAAATTTCAGATACTTAGAACCAACACGAGTATCATCACCAATTGCTTTAAGAACTTTAGAAATTTCACATTCTTTACCACTCAAAGCCATTACTTCTCCTACCATATTTGCATAAGTTATTTTAGTAGTAAGAAAACAATTAACTGCCAACTTTACAAGTTCAGCAGAAGTAGTACTCATTATATGAACTTTTGGTTCAATTAATTGTATTTTAGTATAGATTTCTTTAATAACATCAAGATGCCTTCCTTCACCACCGATTAAGACCATATCAGCATATTGAAGGTCTTTAATGATAGATCCCTGTGCAATAAATTCTGGGTTGTAATATACATCAACACCATAAGAACTTAATTGTTCTTGAAACATTTCACAATCACCAGGATTTGTGGTACATCCAACGACAAATGTTTTTCCATAAATTGGAAATTCGCAATTTTTAAAATCTTCCACTACTTGCCAAACGGCACTCACATCATAACTACCATCTAATAGTGATGGTGTTGGAACAAGTGTAAAGATGATGTCGCAGTTTTTAATGACTTCTACATTATCAAGAGTTGCCACAAAGTTTTTAGCATTATCAAGCATCTCCGCAACTCTTGGTTCGTTTGTAGTGATGCTACGATTATTCAATCCGATGACATAATCATTACGACAATCAGAAACAATCACTTTATATCCTGCATTTTCCATAAGAAGTGCAAGGCAGATTCCAAGTCTTCCGGCACCAATAAGTCCTATTTTCATAATTTAAATGTGGGGATAGGGTTCATTTTATGACTGTTCATATTAGAAAATTTTAGAAGAGGTTCTAGTCCAGGACCCTCTCCTGTTTCCATTGCTCGTTCTAGTTCCTCATATGTAGCACCAATCTGATCCTCATCAGTTCGTCCATCATCCCAAAGACCGTCTGTGGGTGGAGCATCAATAATTGATTGATCTACACCAAGATGTTTTCCAAGTTCCCATACTTCAGTTTTATAAAGATCTGCAATAGGAGCAATATCAACTCCACCGTCACCATATTTAGTATAGAATCCTACACCATAATCTTCAACTTTATTACCGGTACCAACAACAATGCCACCAACGGTTCCGGCGATTTGATACAAAGTCACCATACGAAGACGAGACTTTGTATTTGCATTAGCAAGTTCATTATTGGTGTAATTTAAACTCTCAGTCCACCAATTTAGACTATGAATAAACTTATCATAAACACCAGAAAGATCTACACGAATTCGGGTGACATTATTATATTTTTCTTCTAATACTTTTGTGTGGGCATCAGAAAGTTTATCACCATCAATCTTTGATAGAAGTGGAATTGATAAAACATAAGTTTTCAATCCAGTTTCCGCACAGAGAGTAGAAACTACAGCAGAGTCTATGCCTCCAGACACTCCAACAACAAGTGATTCAATATTATTTTTAATAGTATAGTTTTTAATCCAACTTACTATTTTCGTTTTTAACTCGTGATAATCAGTAATTCGGTTCATAATACAATCCAATTAGAACAATAAAGGTCTTTAATGTCTTTGTCTCTATATGCAGGACCAAACCACATACGAGGAGCAATCACTTTTTTGTTGGGATTTGCGATAAGCCATGCACCCCACCAACTCATAGAACTATTGGCAATTATAGCATGAGAACACAAAGACATCAAACATAAGTCTGTATATGGAATATAAGACCCATCTGAATATTTGTCAACAGGTTCTGAAATTAAAAACCTATCACCAGAAAAAAACTCTTGTTCCTTTACCCAATCCACAGAATCAGAAAATACAATTACTGGTTGACCATCATCAAACTCTGCAAGTGCTCTCTCATAATATTCAATTGGTTGAACTGGATGCTGATCTCCGCATTGAGTATAAGACCATTTAAATCCACGAGGGTCTGTAAGATTAGGGTCTCCACGACGAACATGGAGCATAATAGGTTCTCCTTCAACAGACTCAATCATCTCTTTGCATGGATTTAAATGCTCATCATGAAAAGTAAAGTCTTTGCGAATTTCATCAGAAATGTGTTGAAAGTATTTTTCTGTTTGAAAAAATCCATGAAGACTTACATTATCTGGACATTGTTCAAATAGTTCTTCAGAGAAATGAAAGTGTGGTTCTTGTACATATTGAAACTCTTTAACATCTTCATTTATTTGTGATGCTAACTTAAAGCATTCATGAAGACTATAGTTCTCAATACCTTTTCTTTCTGATGGAGGAATACACCATTCATATCCATGATGTGCGGCAATACCACGCAGAGCCGCATACTCAAACATTTGATTGCCGAGTCTTCCTAAACTTCCTAAATGATTAAATGCTAACATATTTTTTTAAATATTGTTGATTTGAATAGTACCCAATTAATTGTTCTTTATTCATTGATTGAATTTTTTCCCACTCTTGCATATTTGAATTCATGTGGGGATTATTAAACCAAGAGTTTTCTCCTCTTGCATGTTCTAAATGATAAACGTAATCATTTATTCTTCCAACATTATATCCTAAAGTTGTAAATCTGTAAAACCTTTCTTTATCCTCTGGAGCATATGCTTTAAAATTTTCATTTTCTAATCCACCATCAATATACACTTGACGATTAAAAAATTGAACCCAACCGAAATCAGAAGTATGAATATTTGAGTGATTATCAAGATATTCAAAATCTCCTGTTTGCAAAAAATGTGAAACTACTTCATCAGTTGCATTAACCTGTTTCTGATACATTCCCTGTTCATATGGGTAGATTACATCATGCGTATGATGAAGAATTGATTGATATGCTTCATGATAGGAATTTAATGGAAGTAAAACATCACAATCATAATTAACGACAATCTCAGTATTTGCTTCAATAACCATTTCATTCAGAACTTTCTGACGATGAAATAGTGGTTCATCATTTTTCTCAAAAATATGTTTAATTTTAATATCAATATCTAAAATATCTTCCAAAACAGGAAAAGCATCTCTTTGAAAGATTGATTCTGAATCAACTTCTTTTATAATAATATTTGTGTCAAAATTTTCTAACAGAAATGCTGTCGTTGTAATAACATTACGCAACCTATCTTGAGATTCAATACGAATTGGAATAATAAATGTTGCTTCTGATAAATCAATTTTCATCGGGATACTTTTTTGTTTTAAGGAAATCAAAATGTTTTGATTGAATTTGCTGAAGTTCTTGTTTATTAACTAACCATTGCTTACCATTAGGAGCAGAACAAACTGCATTGTAGTCAACTCCAGAAGCACTCATTCTGCCATCATGTTCACGATTAGCAATCAGAACATCAGAAATAATCATTGGCATTCCATATTCTACTCTCATTCTATGATACAGTTCTGTATCAATTAAAAGTTTTAACTTCTCATCCATATACATTTTCGCTTCATTTAATATAGCAATGCATGATGGACTGCCAAGATAATTATTACCCTCTAACGTCATATCTGCCCAAAAAGGAACACAATTTCTGTGAGTTTCTACACCATTTGTAGTATGTGTAAATCCATGAAATAACCACTTACACTCAGTTTTATCAAAAGTATTTTTAATTTTCTCAAGTGCTCTGTCACTAACAAAGATATCATCTTGATAAATTAGTTTAATAATTCTACCTTCTGCATTTTCTAAAGCACAGTTGGTATTGGATGCCTGAAATCCTCTACCATTTGGATTTTGAATATAAGTGATTTGAAAATCATAATTACATTCTCTACAAAAATTCATGATTTCAGTATCTTTACTGTGATCTGAAATTACAACATCAAAGTCCTGAAAGGTTTGTGTTGATAAAGATTTGAATAACTCATTCAAATACTTTACACCTTCACCTTTATATTCATAGGTTGGAATACACACAGAAATTTCAGACATCTAGATATTCCCACCTATCAATAAAAATATCAGTTGGATCTTCTCCATCAGGACCAAACCACAATTTTGGTCCAATTACATTATTATGCCCTGCTAACCAAGCCCCCCACCAAGAGAAAGTAGAATTGGCAATGATTTGATACTGGCACATACTCATCATGCACATATCAGTGATGTTATCACCACCTTCAGAAATTAAAAATCTATCATCATTAAAAAATTCTTGTTGGTTACACCACTTTGAATCATCAGAAAATACAAGAACTGGCAATTCTTTATCAAACTTAGACAATGCCTCTTCATAATAAGTCAAGGAAAGCACTGGATGGTATGTTGGTTTAATAAGATGATCTGTTCTGCGAACATGTAAAGAAATTGCGTTGCCTTCAGGAACAATACTATCAAAAATTTGTTTACACATATTCCAAACGTCATCTCTCCAAGTAAAATCTTGACGAATCTCAGATTCAATATGTGAAAAATATTTTTCTGACTGAAAATAACCATAAAGGTTGGTATTATCAGGACAATGTTTTACTAAATCTTTATCATACCTAAAAGAACTTTCTTGCTTATATGGAGCATCCAAAAGACTGACATGTTTTACATTAGGTAATTTAAATGCCATGAATAATTTGTGTTGATTTTCTTCATCATAAAATTCTTCATCTGAATCGGGTCCTGGTGGAATACACCACTCATATCCACGAGCAACAGCAATACCTTTAGTTGCTGCATATTGAAACATTTGATTTCCAAATCGTCCGTTTTTTCCTAAGTGATTATGTCCAATCATGACAATTCAATTCCTGGTGGTAGCCGATAATGAAATCCAAATGGAGTGATACCTTCACACTCGGGTAATCTTGTTTCTTGGGAGAACCTCACTGCAACTTCAACTGGAGCAAACTTGCATCCTTGATCAACATATATGTGTTTGTTGTGAACGCATATATTCCCGTCCCCGTGATAGTTTACAACACCCTCGGGCATCCAATAAAAGTCACTGTTGTTTACTTCCCAAGGAACCTCAACTTTATTTGGGACATCTAAAAGTTTTTTGCTCATTAAACAAAATCCACCATTACCAACTCTTTGATGATCACCAAAAGGATCAATATATGCATCTTCAACTAATGCCCAAGGAGCACCAATATAATCATACTCCAACCAAGTATTATCCCATTTTTCCGGGAATAATACAAATCCATCAGATTGTATCAATAAACAATGTGAGGTTTGAATATGTTCCCCTACTTTATAAACCCAATAATAATTGTAGTCATTATAATTATTAACTTCTATTACTGGTTCTTCTAAAATTATTCCATCTGGTTCTAATTTGGAACGATATTGTTCTATTTGTTCTTTAGAAGTAACTAATTTGACAGAACCATACTCTATACCACTCATACTTGTATAGAGTGCTCTTATAGTTTCTTCTATCTTTGGAGTATTATCAAAAGCAAATAAAGTTACATCAGATAAATTTATCACTTCTTAAATCCCCAAAAATACAAATCACAATGATTTTCTTCTACTACAAATTCATAGGAAGAAAATATTTCATCAACATCAATTGCATCACGAACGTCTTTCTCTGTTACATTATAATAATATTCAGTTTGCCAATCATTATGCTTTGCACTTGGCATAACTGTCCATGTTGGATCTGTTTCTAACATATACTGTTGCATCGAACCTACACCATGAACAGGTCTGCCAGTAGTAGCACATGCAAACAAAATAAATCCACCACTCTTTAACATTCTAACTGCATTCTGCAAACTTTCTTTGTAATAAGGATTGTGTTCCCAACACTCACTAGAAACAATTACATCAAATGACTCATCTGGTGCATCATATTTCTGTGCCTCACAAACAATATCAACTCCTGGACCTTCTTCAATATCCAATCCTAAAACTGTAGAATTTTTAAATAGATATGAATTTGTTCCATTTAAATCATAGGAACCAATATCTAAAACTTTTTTATTAACAAAAGTTTCTGGAAATCTTTTTTGGACTGTTTCAAAATAATCACGTTGTTCTTTATGTGCCATTATGTTCTCCAATTTAAAGATAAAAGAATTTTACTATTTAACATTTATAAGTCGCCTTTATAAATGTTGGAAGTCTTTTTATACTCTTCCCATTCTACTCTACATTGCTCAGGTGTAAAGAGGTTACCTGACCTATCCATATAGTGACTTGGATAACTATATATGCTGCATCCAAGAGACCACCATCCTTGAGAAAGATTGTGATGAAACCAGTATTTTGGAGCAATACAATATTCTAAAGTTTCACTTGTCCAAAGTGGAAAACAAGCAAAAGTAGAAGTAGAGCATATTACGTTTCTTGCATTTTTGATAGCAACATAGTCCCATGCAACGTCAACATGATATGCGGGATATTCTGGTAACATCGCATTTGCTGTTTTTTCATCATCAGTAACAATACAAAACTCCATGTCGGGATTATATTCAAGCATTCTTTGAATAGCATAGTCCCAATATTTCCGAGGTACAAATCCACCAGCATTACCAACCATATCTCCACCACGAAAATTCAGCACACAAATATTTTTATCATTTGTATCCATATGTTCGTATTCTTCTTTAACCTTTAACCAATCTTTAACTAAGTCAAGTCTGTCTCCAAAATATTCTTCAGATTGCAAATTTCCATATATTATAGTATTATCAGGTATTGATAGTAGTTTCTTATCAGTTAAACGAATATCAGTTCTAAGTTGAGAATCAGTCCATGCTCCGTGACGATACTCATTGTATCTAGTAAGTCCATCTGAAACTTCCTTTCCATAATCAAGATTCATAAAGTAGAATCCTTTTTTGTTTACTCTAGAATCTCCAGCATTTCTAAGTCCACCAATACCAAAATCATATCCAAGTCTATGAGCCAACATTCTAGTTGTCACATAACAAAATAACTGGTTACCAAGTCCCTGTCCGTGAATAAATTCTGTAGATAACATATGTTTTAAAGTACCTCAAGCATAGAGGGGTCTTCGTCCCAATTCTCTTCCATATGGTGATGTGAATTGTCCACTTTACCAAACCTTGCCTTAAGGCACATTTTTTCAAACCAATGAGGAAGACTCAAATAAATTAAATCCATCGATTGAGACCTAATAAAAAGTTCTTCATTTTTAAGTAATAAATTTTCGGTAATTTCAGAATAATCATCCACAAATAAAACTGGAAAATCTTTATACAATTCTTCCAAATAAGAATATCTCTTCATAACAGGAACTCTACGCATGTATAAAACTTCCCAATTTCTATGACAATCAATAGCATTTCCTCTTGGGCACAATACAAATTGATGATTTCTCAATCCAAAAAGAAACTCATCATAATTTACTCTCTGATTATCAACAGATGCCCATTCTCTATTCATAAATATTTGCTTTGTCCCTTCCCTATCGGTATGAGATTTTTCGTTATAACTTACATACAAAAGTTTTTTTGTAGTATGTGAATAGGTATTTCTCATTGCAAGTTTTAAATATTCATCACGAATATCCTCTAGATGCATTTTTCTTTGTATCCCATAAGGAGCAGGAATTACTTTTTTACCGTGACTAATTGCATTAACTGCAAATATACAAAGAACATTATCAGGAATTAAATCAAAAATATAATCATCTATTGGAGTATCTTCAAGATTAGTGAAAATAATAAACTTCATATCGGAAAAATTTGAACAAAGTTTAAGAAGATCACTCTTCTCCATTAAAGATTCTACAATTGAACGATCATCATCTTTAACATCAACAATATGTCTTTTATATAAACGAATATTATCTATAAACAATGTCATATAATCACGACTTTTCTTTATATTGAACAACTTACTCACAAACTCTATATTTGTAAGATTTGCATCTTTCATAAAAGAAGTATAGATATTTCCCCACTGCCCCCCTTGATCTCCAAAAGAGTAATCACACAATCTTGATAATGCAACACCTTCTATCAGTTCCATGGCTTAATAAATTCTGAATACTTTTCTTGGTTATTTTGAATATATTCCGGATAAGTATCGTCAATAGGAATTGTTTGTAACATTCCACGATTTAAAGGGTCAATTCCTTTTTCTATTTTTTCTTCAGCATTTCCCACAACTTCTGGAGTGTTACATTCTGAATGTTCATATGACTGCATTTTAAGTCTAAAATTGTCTGCTGTGCCAAAACAACTCCAATGCCAACCAGCATTTTCAATTTTATATGCATTTTTATGATCTTGGCGATGCTCATCAATAGTGGTTTCTTTGAGATGTTTCCAAGAACATATTCTAGACCCCATCCAATTTTCTTCACCAAGGTAATTTAACTTATAATAAAAAGATCGACATAAAGAAAGATAGTGATTATTTGGATCAAACCAATCAAGATTTTCTAAAACATATGGATTAATTATTTCATCAGCATCACTTGTAATAATTAAATCATCATCAGATGCTCCTGCATTTTCAATACCAAACGCACTATTATTTCTATTAAAAAGTGCTCTTTGAAATCTAATTGGAAGTTGAATCATTGGAGTTCCATATGGATCTAAATCCTTATATGCAACATGATATTTTGTTTTTTCCAACATGTGATCGAAATTATTTGGAATTTCTTCAGTCACATAATGAATAATTTTATCATTCCACCTAGAGAATCTATCTCTATTTTCCTGATAATAAAGAGGTTTCTCATTACCACTTACGGTAAATGGAGATTCAGTAAGAACAAAGTAATCTACAACATCATTCAAGATGTTGAGACGCATTTCCAACAATTCCAGTTCATTGAAAAAAATAAACGAATCAAATACTTTCATGTTTCACTCCTTAATATAAAAGGCATCACCCCAGTCACCATGCCATGCTTCGGCAACTTTGATCAATCCAAAATTTTGTAAGTATGCGGTTAGATCTTCAATCATAGCGCACTTTTTATAAACTTCAGCACGGTTTACTTCAGTATAAACATAATCAATAGTTTTTAGTGTTTGGGATCCACCCCTCAGGACTTCCAATTCATATCCCTGTACATCCATATTTAAAAAATTGTAAGGGTGAGGATATCCAATCTCTTCATCAAGTGTAGAGACATCAACCATAAACTTTTCACTAAACACAATGTCTGGGTAGTCCACAACCAATCCAGGTTCCAGGAGAGAACCAGTTAATCCAGTTGGATCAGATATAATCTCTGCTTCACCAACAAAATTTCCAAGTGCTTTGTTCACCAGAGTGGGTCTCATGCCAACACGCTCTGCCTTAGCAGCAAGTTGATCGAAGCAATGTTTTTGTGGTTCAAAAATAATAAGGTTATCAATACCTTGATAATCCTCAATTTCATCCCCAATGTGCCCACCAACATGAATGACACCTTTAATATCAACGTTATGTTCTTTCCTCAATCGATTAAAGTCTAATAACATTTTAGAATAACCTCACTAAATTCCACATCTTCATTTAAAAATTGTTTCCACATATGTTCACCAATTACTAAAGGATCAATCCACCAATCTTCATAGGGATTGCCTTCATTTTTTATATTTTTAATAACTCTTTGATATCCAAGAGATGACAGTATTTGCCAATGTTCTATTTGAACGTCTTGGCCACCTGAATATAAATCTGTTTCAAAAGTAATCACGGAAAATCTATAGTCTTCAAGGGGGAGTTTTTTCAAACATTCTAAAGTAATTTGTGGTGGATCACAGTCCAACTGCAAGTAATCAATTTGTTTTGGATAC